AGTTTTCATCATTTTTCATTGCGTCACTGGCTCGCTCCACAGCCTCTCTCATAACCATAACGGTTTCTTCGGGGGGCTCCTTCTTCAGCCCAAGCTCATGCGCGAGTTCATAATCGAGCTCTTTCGCGATGCTCTCGTTGTGAAATCCCCACGCTTGCAGGGCTTTCACTACTTGTTCCATCGCCTCGCCAATATCCAAATCGTCGCTGGCAATGCTTATGCTTACCTTCGAGTGCATGGTGTCCGCGCTTCTGCCAGACTGGTCTTCGGTTGGTTCAATTGTTATTCTCATACACCTATGATAGCATGATTCCTGAGGACACGTCAAGCCTAAAGTGGTACTCCGAGTGGGCCTCGAACCCACAACCTCACGCTTATAAGGCGTGTGCTCTAACCCGTTGAGCTACCGGAGCTATCATGTTCGTCTTGAATCCATAACGCAAGCTCCATAGCTTTTTCTTTATTTAGAACGACTTGGTCATCGTAGACATTGCCTTTCGTCAGCACCATCCAGCACAGTTTCAGTCGCACCAGCCAAGGTAATTTGATGGGATTGATACCCTGACGCCAGTAGCTAAAGTACATTTCTTCTTCGTCGTCAAACTTGGTAACGAGCATACCTTCGCCCCAACAATCACATTGAATGAATTTTTGTTTATCAGCCATTTTACTTATAATTCTAATTGATGTTTTAACTCTTGCCAACTGTCCTCCACGTCTCTGTCTGTATTTATTATATAGATTGGATTGCCCTCCTCGAAATCTTCTACGTGGTGTTCTTTTCTGAGCTCCCTATTTGATTCTAATAATATTTTGACTACTTGGTTACGAACCCAACCATCATCATGCGCCGATCCCCAGAAATTATTTTGCGTTAACTCTTCTCGCAAATGCTCGTAAGGGTTTACCAAGCACATAACCACATGAGTTTCTTTATTTATGGGGTGACTTTTCCAGCTATTTTCTCCGTCGTTAATATAAACAGCTTTCCAGTTGCCATCTTTGCCTTTTTTATTTAGATAAGTTGCTACGGCGTTTGCGTTTTTGATATTTTCTTCACGCCCTTCTCTGCCGTAATTTTTATTTGTAAACATTTCTCTAAACTCGTCGCCATCAATGATGAATGGCGTGTCGAGGTGCTCGGCGAGCAGTCTACCCAAGGTAGTTTTGCCCGAGCCCGGTTGACCGTAGAGAACGTAGATCATTTTGTGCTTTCCATTAATTGTTTAACGCTGTCTTTGCAGAATCCTGCGCCTTCTCTATTAATGAATTCGTATATTACCCCTGTTAGCTTCGATGGTTTTGTAAATACTTGGGTAAGATTTGGGTCTTTGCAGGTAATGGGCTCTTCGGTGTAAAATTCAGCGTATCCCTTGTCTTTCCACTCATTCATAACAGCTTCCACGCTGTCTACTTGATAGGCCATATGATGGATGCCTCCTACACCACCTCTTTCCGCCACCCAATCGCCTACAATCGAGCCTTCTGTTCCGTCACTAATAAAAATTTCTGGTGGAGCATGGTACTCAGACTTGATGGGCTCACCATAAGGGGCAGCCTGCAAAGAATAATAGGTCCAAAGGCTAGTGTCTGTGTTTCTTGTTTCTGGTGGTACTAGAGCTAGACAGTCAGCCTTAGACCCGTCATCAAATTCTATTTGAAATTCTGTGCCAATCTTATAACCAAAGGCTTCTTTAAAGAAGTCGGCGCTTTTGGCCCTGTCTTTTACTCTATATGCTATATGGTCTAATCTCATTGAGGCAATGGGTCTCTTAGGTTTGCCTCTAGTTCGTTCACGTCAAGTATGTTTCCGTCCTTGTCTGTTTTGAATCTAAAAGCTATTTTTTCTTCCCCCGTCGTTGTGAACTCCCTCTCTTTAACGATCACCTCTTTGAATGGCTTAACCTTTATCAGTTTAATTGTGCCCTTGGTGGGTTTGTCGTCTCTCTTGGCGTATACATGCACCGTGACTATATTCTCTCCCTCTGTTACCCCTCTGAATGATACTATCTCTTCGTTGAAGGCGACCACCTTGCCCTCTACTCCTTGCGCTAGGCTATTGTTGCTGCGCCTGCCCAGTGCATCATGGTCTAGGCTAATTAGGCTGCCCTGACCGCCTTCTCTGTTGTTGAACGCTACGGTGTGTCCTGATGCGGATCTAACATACAGGTCTAGATCATCTTCGCTGTCCCCGTCCCATGTTAGAATAACCTCATACAGTACGTTGGGTGGGCGTACTTTCGTTTGCTCTTCTTCGCTCTTGAGAAGGAACAAGATGGCCACAAGCATCAACAGGCAACAGAACAGCACGTCAATAAACGGTCTGAATGAAAAGAATTTTTTGTACCCTTTGTTAATCATTCCTCTAATTTATATCTCAAAATCATTAGTTGGGCTTGTAGGGGCAGGCTAAAGACAATACCGCAGATAGTAGTGTAGAACGCAGTGTTCAGTCCAATCTTCAGGCCTGCTACAATGGAGCTTACTTGCGCGGTTTCGTCAAGGTTGCCAGACGTAGCCACGCACAAGCCAAAAACGGTACCTAACAGGCCAAGCGAAAAGAAGTGTTCCGCTACGAACCAACCCACCTCTGCTTGTCTGGAAAGCTTGGCTGTCTCACTCTTAACCTTTTTTGAGTCTACTTTGTCCGCTAAGTAACATAGCTTGCCAACGAATGCCGTAAAAATGACATACAATACCATGATTACAACAGTTAAATAACTAACGTCATTCTTGATCATCGTAGAGAGTGCTCCTTTTGTCTCAGCAAAGAAAGAGGCTGTAACCACAACAGAATTGAGCAAAAACCATTTCGTAAAAGTATTCATTTTATAATTCTTCAATCCTTTTCGCTTTGTCGTCAACGATTAAATCATAAGGGGGCTTTATGTGTTCCCCCTTTGTGCCCGTGGATAAATCGTGGAACTTGCACCCCCAAGATTCTAGTTGTTTCCAAGTAAAATCATAATAACACTTCCCTGATGCTTTAGATTTTTCAGAACCCCCTCTGGCGGTCCAATAAACAATGTGCCAGCCGTCATCGTATAGTTTATTTATCTTTGCAATGCCTTCGCTGTCGGGTTCCGCTAAGTCGTACCTACGTTTACCTGAGTAAAAGCAAATTGTTTCGTCAATGTCAATCAATGCAACTCTCTTTTCTCCTTTAGATGCCAACCTGCTGGACTCGTGGAATTCCATATTTTTTGCTAGTTCATTATACATGGCTGCTTCTGGGTGTTCACTCATCATTATTTCATTCCTTGTGGGAAAGTTAATCTGTCTGCATGGTTAACCGTCCAGCTGATCTCATGGGTAACCGCTCTAAATGTTCTGGCTGCGCTTGGAAAACCGTTGCCTGACTTTTTAACGCCGCCAAAGGCGAGGTGTGACTCGGCGGCGATAGAACCACCGTTCCAATAAATCATCCCTGCGTCGCATTCGTCTCGCAAGACTCGTGCTTTGCGGAAATCATTAGTAAGCACGCCTAGCGCAAGACCGTAATCAGTATCATTATAAATATGAATTGCATCTTCTAAAGTATCAAAAGGAACAATTGCAACGTGAGGACCAAAGACTTCGTTCCTGAGGTAGGGGGCGTCTACGCCGCGCCATTCGACCTTGTAGACCATCGGGCTAGAAAAGAAAGCTCTATCATTTATGTCCTCATAAACAGGGTCTAACAGAACTTCTGCCAGCGGATCATTCAAGACCATGTCGTTATATTTTTTTATTTTTTCAAACCCTTGCTTATTAATGATCGGACCATAATAAACGCTTTCGTCGGGAACATAGTCTTCCCATCCTACGCATCCCGGGTCTCCGCTTGATGAGAAAACTTTTTTAAATGGATTACCTGTTCTTAATTTAGAAGCCTCTTCGGCAAAGCGTCTGGCAAACTCATCCGACATAGTCCTTTGTACTATCATGCGGCCAGAGGAGACGCATCGTTGACCTGATAGCTTAAATGCGCTTGCAACGGCGGCTTCAACGGCTAAATCCATTTCTACATCATCAAAAATAATACAGGCTGATTTGCTACCCATCTCACAAGAGGTGGTCTTATGCCAGCTTTCCGCTGCTACCATTCGAATATCTTGGCCAACTTCCGCAGAACCAGTGAAGCAAATATGATCGATATCAGCGTGAGCCAAAAGGCTGCCAGTATCACCGTGGCCGTGCACCAAATTAATGACTCCACGTGGAATGCCAGCTTCCTCGTAAATCTCGACAGCCATTTGGGTAGACATTGGAGCATCTTCGCTTGGTTTAATTACTATTGTATTTCCTTCTACAAGGGCGGGGGCGGCGTTCCAGAACATTCCAATCGCCAAGGGGAAATTAAATGGGGTTATAATTGCTATTACACCTTTCGGCTTACGTATCATGTAAGCGTCTTTGTCTGAGATTTCAGAGGAAACAACCTCACCGTGAGAATAACGCCCTGACCCGAAGGCAAACTGAGCCATGTGTAAAGCTTCATTAACTTCTGCTATGGACTCGTTATAGTTCTTACCTGTTTCTAAGGAAATAACCGTAGCCAACTTCTCCCTATCTCTTTCAATAAGCTGGGCGACCTTGTTCATGTAGTCTGAACGAACAAAGCGACTCACTTTTCTCCAGTTCTTGAACGCTTTTCGAGCAGATAGTACGGCCTCGCTAACGTCACTTGGACCGCTTAGCGGAAACTCTCCTTGAGGCTTTCCGGTGGACGGATTAATCTTGGAGTACATGCTTGGGGTAGCTTTCCATTCACCGTCAATGTAATTTCTACCTTCGAATTGCATAAAATGATAGTTCATAGCCTCAAATTTGCCGCGTCCTGTTCGCCATACCAACCGTAGGTATCGCTAAGTCCATTTTCTAGCTCTATCTTGTGTTTCCACCCAAAGTTATGGAGTCTGGTGACATCTAGCAGTTTGCGTAATGTCCCGTCGGGTTTATCAAGCTGGTGTCTTATTTCTCCTTCGTAACCAACTGTATGTGCGATTTTCTTCGCGAGTTCGGCTATGGATATTTCTTGGCCCGTGCCTATGTTTAAATGAGAAATGTTTTGGCTGTAAATGTGCTCTGCGTCTATCTTTCGGAGGGTAAAGACAACGGCATCAGCTAAGTCGTCGACGTGCATGAATTCTCTCTGGGCTTTCCCCGTGCCCCAGACCTCAACATGAGGCTCATTGTTCTGTTTGGCTTCGTGAAATCTCCTAATTAATGCGGGGAGAACATGAGAGTCTTCATTGTGGAAATTATCGTTGGGTCCGTACAGGTTACATGGCATTACGGCAATAAAGTTACAACCGTATTGCTTGTGGTAGCTTTCACACATTTTAATTCCAGCAATCTTAGCTACAGAGTATGGCTCGTTTGTGTATTCCAGCGGCGATGAGAGTAGGTACTCTTCCTTAATGGGCTGTTCTGCAAACTTGGGGTAGATACAGGAACTGCCTAGGAATATTAATTTTTTGACTCCGAATAACCAAGAGGAGTGGATTATGTTGTTTTGGATTTGTAAATTATTATAAATAAATTCTGCTCTGTACGCGTTGTTGGCGTGAATTCCGCCAACCTTCGCCGCCGCTAAGATAACGATTTCTGGGCGATATTCAGCAAAGAAGCTCTCTACTTTATCTTGTCTTTGCAGATCAAGGACTCGTTTTTTAGCATGGATATACCCTTCTCCTAGTTTTTTGGCAATCGCTGAGCCAACCATACCTTGATGGCCAGCTATGAAGATTTTATTTACGCCAACTTCTGGTGTTATGTAATCACTATACATTGTTTTCTTTTATCCAGTCTTCGAGCTTTACTGTGGGCTCCCAGCCTAGGATGTTTCTTATCTTGCTTATGTCTGCTAGGGTGGTGTCCGCCTCCCCGGGTCTTTTTGGTATAAAGGAATGATCACCGCCGATTAGTTCAGAAACCTCGAGGACACTGTGATTGGTGCCCGTCCCTACGTTGAACACTTCGCCAAGGGCTTTCTCGTCGGTTGTGGTTGCTGATAGATAGTTTGCAGAAACAACGTCCTTAACGTGAGTGAAGTCTCTTCTTTGCTCGCCGTCGCCGACAATAGTCATTGTTTCACCGGCGGCTTTTTGTCTAAGAAATATACCAATGACTGGAGCGTATTGACCCGCAATGGGTTGGCGCTCACCGTAGACATTAAAGTATCTCAGGATAACTGTTTCGAGCCCCCACAGAGAATGGTACATTTTGCACAAGTCTTCTGCCGCCACTTTGGTTACAGAGTACGGGTTGAGGCATTCCCTACTCATCGTCTCCACTAGCGGGGGTTCGTTTTTCAACCCATAGCCCGCGGAGGTTGATGAATAGACTACTCGTTTTGTACCATGAAGTCTGGCTGCTTGGAGAACATTGCAGGTTCCGACGAAGTTGACCTCACAGGCTCTTTGTGGGCGCTCAAGCGTAGGTTGGATTCTGGATTCGGCAGCAAGGTGGAAAACCCAGTCTATTGCTTGGCCATGTATCTCTTTCTCTCTGGAAAAGAGTTCGTCCAGCCCGTCGGCGTCACAGATATCTAGGGAGACTCTTTTCGCGCCGTCTCTCCAGAAGAATTCCTCATTGGATTCTGCTGATTCGTCGTCAAGGACAATTACATCGTGCCCCTTTGAGACCAAATAATCGACAAGGTTGCTTCCTATAAATCCCGCTCCTCCAGTTACTAATGCTTTCATGATTTTAAAATCTTAATTTCTTTTATAAATTTTCGGACTCTCTTCTCTATTGTATGGTACTTTTCAATTAAATAAAAACTTTTTCTAGCCACGACCCTTCTCTCTCTTTCATCTCTAGCATAAAGATACGCCCTGTTGGCGCATTCGTCAAGGGAAGAAAAGTAAAGAATCTCTCTTTCTTCCTCGAAGAGAGACTCTACTACGGAGCATTCGTTTAAGTAAGACGATAAAATGGGTAGCCCACACGCGGAAGCCTCAAAAAAAGCCCGAGGAACTACTACTTTTTGCTCAAAATTCAAAAAAACTTTACCGCTATTCAAAAAGTCAGGATCACAAATTGGGTTATTCAAAAAACTGAGCCCCTTAGAGGAAAGAGCGGCTTCGAACTTGTTTGCTGTATCTAAATCGCTTGTAGAACTGACGCAGTCGTATTCCTTAAGGGAATCGGTGGAAAAAAACACACTTGTGTCTACCCAGTACGGAAACCTAAATACATTTATGTCATTAAAGGCTAGGTCTGATATTAAATGCATGTTTTGGGTTAGAACCAAGTCGCTGGATTCTATTTTTTTTAGATCACTGTCTGTGGGTTCGAGGCACTCCCTTGTAAAGTAAATTAGAGTCGGAGAAAAGTTAAAATGAAGTTTAATATTGTTTTTGTCCCAGAACGCCGGGGGGACTCTGCCGTCTTCCATTAGGAAAATGCAGTCCGGCCTGTATCCGTCGCTTACGTCACTACAGAGGTCGTTGATAGAGGGGCAATCGTATAGGCTTACATCATGATTGGTTCTTTTAAGCCCTTTCGAAAATCCAAAATCATCTTCAGATATGATGGCTATCTTCACGAAACACTCATCCCATTGCCTTTCTCGAGCTCGGCCTTAAATATTCTTCTCCTAATCTCGCTAGTAGACCAGCCGTGCTTGCTTCTATCGTGGTAGTATATGTCTTTCTCTGTTCCTGCGCCGGTAAAGTAAGCTGGACCGCCGTTTTCGATGAGGTAATAATCGCTACCAAGGACCCTGACGTCTGGCCTTATTCTCTCTAGCGCGAAGGCTAGGTCTTTTTCCGTCTCGTACATTACGATTTCATCGACGTGCCTATTGGACTCTAGTATTATTTTTCTTTCTTCGAGGCTCAGTATCGGTTTGTTTTTTTGCGGCCTATCTATGGTGGGGTCTGTTTGTAGGCCTGCAATAAGATAGTCGCATTGCCTCTTCCCATCTTCTATGAAAAGGCAATGCCCTGCATGCATTAGATCCCAACAGCTACAAACAAAGCCCAGCTTTATTCCTTTTTCTTTTAGCTTCTCGTATTTATTCATATTAACATTTCTGGATTTTGTAGTTCCTTTACGTTGATGAACTTTACTCCTTTGTCCACTAGTTCTTGATTGTTCTCTACAATAACGTCAAAGAAATTCCAAGCCAACACGATTATGAGGTCGGGAAGGTTTTCATTACAGTATTCCTTGCTTTTAATGGGAATGTTTACTCCGGGGATTAACTTGTCGTGTTTTAATTCGTTATCTTCAATGGTGTATTCAATATCGTTATTATCAATTCCAAAATAGTTGAGCGCCGTTGTCGCCTTAGCGGGTGATCCGTAGGCCGCGATTTTTTTATAGATACTCTTTAGGACGTTCATGTTGTTTCTGGCGTTTATTTTTATTTTTTCAATGCTTTTTCCAAATGCTAAATAAGACCTGCGTTCTAGGAGTCCTACTTCTCCTTCGACCTGAAGGAACTCCGCAACGGTATCTCTGTCCATCTTTGTCATCCCTAGAGGAAAACCTTGGCAGGCCCCCGGCAAGTCTGTCCGGCCTACATATACCCTTATGGAACCTCCATGTGTATCTATATGTTCTACGCGGGTAACCTGATAGCCCAAGTTTTCAAAAAAGTTTTTGATAGAGGTGACCGACCAGTAATTGACATGCTCATGGTAAATATTGTCGAAGGTGAGGTCTTTCATGGTGTCCAGCAAATATTGAACCTCTACAACGAAGGTTCCGTCAAACCTGAGCAGGGAAAAGGCGTCACGCGTTATCTCTTTCAGCTTATCGGAATGAGCAAATACGTTTGAGGCGGTTACTAGGCTCGCTGTACCCGGGCCGATTTCCTCTACTGCATCTGAATCAAAATAAGAGTTGATTGTCCTGATGCCATTTTCGTTTGCTATTGCTGCCACATTCTTTGCTGGCTCGACACCAATCACGTTGATGTCGTATTCGTGTTCTAGATAGGGTCTTAGGGCAATGCCGTCATTACTTCCGATATCTACAACGGTTGAGTTGTGCCCCAGCCTGAATCTTTCTATATAATCCAACGCAACCTTCTCGAAGTGTTCCCTAAATTTTTTGGAAGTAGAAGATACATACAAATAATTGTCAAACATTTTTCCCGGGGGAACGATTGAGCTTAGCTGGCAGTTGTGGCAGCTTGGGCAGTAGTCGACTTCAAGGGGGTAGGTGTCTGATTCTTGGTCTGCCGAATCGAGCAGGTTATTTGCAAGAGGAGACTCACCCAAGGAAACTACCCTCTCTAGACTGGTGTTCCCGCAGCTTCTGCACTCTGATGCGTAGCTCTCTATAAGTCTATCAGCGAACTTTCTGCTCACGAGTTCATAGGGTATAGTGTGTGTGATACCGTAATTTTCATGATCTCTCTCCCCTCTGACAAGATTCAAGAAGAGGGAATCGTCAGTAAAAACCATTGTGTGTGCTACGTTTGGCTTGATTATCGCGATGTCTCCGGGATTTATCAGCTTGGTGATGATCGGAGCGTTTGGAACGGTGAGGTCTTTGACTATACTTATGTACTGTCCTGTTATAAGGAGGCATTTTTGCTCCTGTATCGGGTGGTAATGGTTTGCTCTAATTGAACCAGCGGTAGATTCTATCCACCCTATGAGGTTAATAGGTTCAGTTAGTTCGTAGTTATTTATCCTGCCTCTGTCGTCAACGTATTCGTTCCCTCCTTGCACTGTATACTCTAGCTCTGGTCTTATTTCTTTTTCAGACCAGTTTTCTATCATCTCCTTAATACAGTCTTTTACGTCGTAGAGGAACTCAAACCCTGTCGACAAAAGCTTTTCGTTGGAAATGGTATAGCCAAGGTTGGGGATTTCGTCGTCTGTTTCTGTTATGTCTAAGTCTGGGTTAAATTCTTTGCAAATCATTGCTACGTCCTTGACCGTCATAGACTCCTTAGAACAGTGGAAGGTCTCCCTGCTAATGGACTCGTTTTCAGCCATGAATTTGAAACACCTAGCAACATCAATCAATGGAACCAAGCTTTTAAGCTGAACACCTCCAGAGAATAATTTGATGCTTCCGTTTTGCGAGGCTATCTTTGAGAATAGATTCGGCATGATATTCATTCTCATTGTGTCAGAAGAATAACCGCAGACGGTAGCTAACCTTAGGATAACATAATTTTTGTTAGACTCTGCAAGGTCTTTCTCCGATCTGACCTTACCGTTGGAATAGGTCAAAAGTGGTGTAGTGTCTTCGTCTTCTTTTATGTCTAATTTTGTTTCACCGAACCCTTCATAAACAACATGCGTGGACGGGAACACTATTTTGCAATCTTCTTTTGTAAGCTTTATTATATTACGAGTTCCGTTCACTGCGACCTCGGTTATCCTCATGTCCTTCTCAGAATCTCCTTCCGTCTTGGTGTAGGCTACGTCTGTGACGCCAGCCAAGTGAATCACCACATCCGCGTCCTTTAGGATGCTTGACATCGCGTCTTCGTCTAGGATATCGACCTGAACAAACTTCATCCCCCAGTCTCTTAATTGTTTTACTCTTTCAGAAGCGAACTTGTTGTCTGTAACGACGATGTCTTTACGCCAAGCCTCGCCGGAATAAAGCTTGCACAATTCGACTCCTATATATCCTAGCCCGCCGGTTATAACTATTTTATTTTTGTTCATTTCTATATTGTTTTGCATGTGATTGATTCTTTCGACATTTCGATTTTAAGACAATTTTTTAATTCGTTTGGGGTGTTGGCCTTCTTAAACACTAAAAAGTATCCACCGTTTCCTGCGCCGCACAGCCTATGGGCTAGCACACCCTTGTCTCTCCTCAGGGTATCGTCTATGTCAGATATGATAGCGTTTTGCGTTATCATCGGGGAGGTTTCCTTCTTCTTTGCCCACCCTTCTTTGATAATATCAAGGAAGCTTTGAGCGTCGTAGTTGTTTATGCTTCTTTCCATCTCGTCTACTAAAGGTAATATTTTATCAATTTTTTTCAAGTCTAAACTTTCAAGCAGCTTGGTGGACTTCCTTTTTATGCCCGTGTATACAAGATACATATCAAAAAAAGTAAACATACTCTTCTTGAGATACTGGACCTTTACTCTCCCCCCTTCGTGGAAGTGCATTCTTTTTAGTCCGCCAAGCCCGCAGCCATATACGTCTTGATAGCCGGTAAGCGGGTTGAATTTTTTTTCTATTTTTAGAGCTAAATTACATATATCAAACTCGGAAAGGACAACTCCTTTACGAACCGAGACTGCCTTGATGCAGGCTATCAAATAAGCAGAAGAGGAAGCTAGGCCAGATCCTTCTGAGAATACATCCGCGTGAAAGCTCATAGCTAATGGCTCACACTTGAAGTGATCAAGCACCTCTCTAGCGACGTCATTTTTTATTTCGCTTATGTCGTCAACTTGCTCTCTTGATGTGTAGTTTATTATATATTTATTGAAAAAATTATTGTATCCATTCTTGTCGTGAAAAATACTGATGTAAGAATATAGAGTGCACGGAAAGCTTATGACACTACCGTAGCCATTGGTGTCCACGTACTCTTCTAGGTCGGTGGAGCCACCAGCTAGGGATATTCTCATTGGGCATTTGGATACGATCATTTAATTAACTTTTCTATGAGGCCGAGCAACTCTTGCGCTCTCTTCTCGGAAGAATGATGTTCGAGTATTTTTTTATATCCATTGTCCGCAATTTCTTCTCTTTCTTCGTCGTGTTCTAGAAAATAATTCATCAATTGGATGCATTCATTAGCGTTGTCGTAGTAAATTATGTCTTTTCTCTGTTGAAATAGTTCGTATATACCTGTATCTGGATGAAGGTAGTCAGTAAATACTAATTTACGGCAGCCCATGCCTTCGAAGATTCTTCTAGTAATCTCTCCCCATCTTGCTTGTTGAAAAATTATCTTGCCTCTACGAAAAAAATCCCCGTTCTCGTTGCCTTCTAAGTCGTTCTTTTTGAGGTACTTATCGCCAAGGGCAGACGCTACTTCGGGTTCGAATCTGCGGTCACCATACATGGTTGTTATGACGCTTAAGTCTGGCTCGGGATCGTTTGACTTTCTCGGATGGAAAACCTGTTCGTTGCACCAAGAATTAAACCAATGGGCGTTAATACCTCGTTGCTTGTATGCCCAAGTGCATCTTAAATCAGTGGTCAAAACCAAGTCTGATTGATTGCTGAGTTCAATGTGCTGCTGGTAAGCCTGAGGCTCGTCACCCGCTTCTAAAACTAATAAGCAGTCTTTAAGGACGTCTTTTCTCCAGTATGGAGTGCCTTCCCTTAGGCTCCCAGCGTTCCATAGTATACAGGCGTCGTATTGTTCGCCTCGCTCCAAGAACTCCTTAAAGCCTAAGGACTTGTCTTCTTTGGGGATGTGATAGTTATCAACCGTGTCGACCATTTTTTTAAGGTGGTGGTTGATGCCGCTGGTGCTACTCCAGTAATTGGGGTCGTCTTCATAGAACTCCCAAAACATCGCTATTTTGATATTAGATTTAATCGTTCTCAAATCTACCTCCTTTCTTGTAGAGAACCCAGTTATCCCAGTGCGGTTTCAAAGGGGGGACGTCTGGCATTGCATAAGAATATGACTCATTTTTGGGAAGCGGGTCTCCATTCCTGTGAAAGAGGAGACCCCTAGCAACAAAGTGGTTACCGCCATACGGACAATATTTGATCATATCTAACTTAGCGAACTCCTTGCACTCTTTAGTCTCTTTTTCGTCGTAGGTAAAACCAATTTCCGAGAGGCGATCTAGCCAGTAATCGATTGGCTGTTCGTTTACATGGTGGTGTCCGCCTTGGCCGGGGCCGGCAAATGTCATGGCAATCATTCTGCATTTTTTGAATGTTGCTAGAAAGTTTTGAGCGCAGTCCCCTTCGACGTGTTCTACGAACTCGTTTGACCAACAAAAGTCAAAGTCTCTATCCGGTACGTATGGGCCGTCATTTTCGTAATCATGGAGGACCACGTTTTCTTTTGGGAGCAATGACCTTTCTACGGCTTCCTTGCACCCTTCCACTCCCAACACTTCTACCCCTAGATCCTTGAAATAATCTGCGGAAAACCCTGCTCCACAACCCACGTCTACCATGGATTTAATGTTGTATTTTTTTATTAAGTGCGACCACGTTCTTGGGCAATACCCAGCGCCGTCACCATTCATAGCACAGCCACCAAGATGACCATCGTGGACGCAGTCCTCGTTTGCTTCCTTATCTTTCGTTCTCGATCCCTGTTCTCTTTCCATATTTTTTATCTTTCTAAAATTTTAAAACACGCTTGGCTGTAATCTCCCAAGCTTTGGTGATATAGGCATTCGTATTTGTAATTAGTTTCTAGTAAAAATTCAGCAAATGCTTTTATTTCATGCTCCCTGTAGGTTGGGTAATCGATTATCTCGTCGAACAAAAGTATCGTTCCGTCTTGGAAGCGATCCCCTTCCTTTAGAAGGGAAAGTATTGTTTGTGCGGAGCTATACACGTCGCTATCTATGTGTACGAAGGCTGCTTTTTCTTTATGTTCTTTAAGAAAGAAGGGGAGCGTCTCCTCGAACCACCCCTTTATTAGGACAATGTTTTCTTGCCAAGGCTCCGTGGTTATCGTGGGGCGTGGGTCATACATGCCCGGGTTATCGTCGTTCTCTCCGGTAATTGCAGCGAGTGGAATTGATCCGTTTAATCCGTATACCCCCTTTGGGTTCTCGTGATCCCAATTCTCTGGCAATCCCTCGAAACTATCAAATCCATACACCATGCTGGAGGTTTCTTTCGCTATGGTTGTAATAGTTCTCCCGCGATAGACGCCGAATTCTAGCCATAGTCCATCTACGGAGACTTCTGACGTGCACGCTTTGTGGTAAGTCTCGTGATTATCCCATGCCCCTATTCGTTTGCCGTCGTTTTTAATTGCGACTTGCAATTCGTCCATTTTATTTTCAAGTTCTAAGTTCTCCATTTTATTTTATCCAAAGTTTACTATCGTTTGACATCCAGAGTAATCTATATTATAGCTGACTCTCGGATATCCGTTTTCCTTCATAAAAGATTCGAGCTCTGCACGGTTCTTGGAGGCGTACAGCATGATAAAGCCTCCCCCTCCAGCGCCGATTATTTTTCCACCAAGAACGCCGAATCTTTCTTTAACTATATTATAAAGCTTATCCATCGAGGGAAGGCTAATTTTTTTTGATAATTGTTTTTTTAATTGCCAGTGTTTATCCATGAGTAGGCCAAAGTTGTCGAAGTTTGCGCTGAGCAAGCTCTCTTTCACTTCATAGCCTATATCTTTTATTTGCTTTAGGTTCTCTTCTGCGTTATTTTGCAGGGAAGACTGTTCCTTTAAGATCTCTGATGCAGACCGCAATACGCCGGTATAGTAAATATGGACAGAGGATAAGAAGTCCTGCATGCTGCTCTGTGATAAGTCCAACTCTTCTACTTCGACTTTCCCATGGCGGTCTATATATAAGCTTTTCACCCCGCCAAAAGCAGCTATATATTGATCTTGTTTTCCTACTGGCTCCTTGAGCGTGTCGATTTCTATACGACAAGCCTCTTCAGCTATGATCTTTGGTTCAGGAGACAGTTTTTTGTAGCATCTTAACGCGGTGAGTAGGGCTACTAAGTAACTACCGGAAGACCCCAGCCCTGCCCGAGACGGCAGGTCTGCTATGCTGCTTATCTCTGCGCCTCTTGTAATCCCGTGCAATAGGAGGGCTTCTCTTGCTCGTTCATGTTCTAGTTCCCTTGGGGTATCTACGAATTCAGTCTTCAAATATTGCAGTCTTATTTTGGGCTCTAGGATATTTTTTTTAAATGTGACATAGATGTGTTTGTCTATTGCCATGGTCAATACAAACCCCTCGTTCTTCTCGTAGAACGAGGGCAGGTCGGTGCCTCCGCCGCCAAGGGTTATTCTAAATGGAGCCCGAGTTATAATCATAGTTTGTATCCGGCCTGAGAAGCGTCGTCGTAGAACATTTGTACTGTCTCTAGGGAGTATTCCTTTAGGTCTTTGCCTTTTAATTTTAGTTTCTTTAAGATAGATGGGCTTACGGTAACGATCTGACACCCGCAGTCGTCTGCCTGTTTTATGTTGTAAACTTCTCTACAGCTTGCCCAGAGCAACTCCGCTTTGTGCTCTAGTTTATAGTAGCTTAGGTGCAGCCTGCATTCTCTCATTATGGGCTCTGGGTCTCGGAGGGAGTCTGCAATCCTGCCAGCAAAAACAGAAACCACGCTAGGGACACCCGCAGATAGCACGGGGGCGAGATCACGCACCTGATTAGCCGTCATGATAGCTGTCACATTTACTTTGACGCCATGTAGAACAAGTGACTCGACCAGTGGGAGGCTGCTTTCTCCCTTGGTGTTAGTTATTGGTATTTTCACGTAGACGTTTGAAGCTAGCTCATTTAGCTTTAAGGCCTGACGGTGCATGTCTGGAAAATCATCAGAGAATACTTCAAATGAAATAGGTGCATCAGGAATTTTTTCTAACGCTTCTTTAGCGAAGCTTTCGTAGTCTTCAATACCTGCTTGACGCATTAAGGTGGGGTTGGTTGTGAACCCCTGCACTGTTCCATTGTTATAACAGTCAACCATCTCTGAAATGACTGCTCCATCTGCGAAAAGTTTTACCTTCATTTTAAATTATCCTTTAATACGGTAACTACTAGGTGCCATACTACGCCCTGCCATTCTTCGGTATGGGGAGTTACTCTCTCCTCGGAAACATTTGGTACAACCACCGGATAATCCGCCAACTTGTTAGCTTCCCCATCAGTCCTTCCAGTAATGGAGAATACTTTTGCGCCAACTTCTTTCGCAGCAAGCATGGCTTTAACTAGATTTTGAGACGTGTTCTCTCCTCCCCCACTAACAGAGTAGACCATCACCCCGTCTTTCTCGTTTATCCTAGAGACTTTAAGCCAGTTTGATACGGATGTGTCCCAGCCGTCGTCGTTTATTCTGGCTGTTAGCTCGGAAACGTTGTCGAAGGGGCAGTACGTCTCCAGCTCTAGAATTTTTCTGAAATCATTTACTGCGTGGGAAGAGTTCGCGGCGCTACCGCCGACGCCCATGATAAATAAACGCCCCCCATTTTCTTTGATATTTTTTATGCCTTCGCAGAAGTTCCTTATGTCTTCTTGGTCTATAGAGCTACATATGGTAGAAACCTCCCCAAGATACCTTTTTACATCGTCTTTTATTTCGTTCATGTTTTTATTCGCTTTCGTTTAAGTGTCTTAATTCGAGATAGACATCTAATATTTTTCTTTTTATCACGTTATAGTCGTATTTTTTTCGATATTTTTCAAGTGCATTTTTCGACATGTTATTATAATGATCTTTGTCTCTTTCTAGTTTGAGCATCTCTTTTGCGTATTCTTCTAGGGTGTAAACCAGTTTCCCGCATCCGTCTATTTGTTCGGCGTGCCCCATGTTTAACGCTGGGTGGGATATAACAGGTTTACCGTGGTACAGGGCTTCTATTATAGCTCCAGAGCACACTTCTCCATCTGCTCTGGCGTGAGCGAAGACATCTATGCCTCCTAAAAAATTATGTATATCTTTTGTCGAGCTCGAAAAGTCTATAAATTTTATATTAGGGCAGTTGAGTTGCCTGCCTAGTTCCCTGTGTTTGTTTGCTCCGCCCATTATGACAAAGTAGTTATTGGGGTTTTTGATTAGGTCGTATGCTTGTAGGGACGCTGGCGAGAATATGTCCTCCCTGTTTCCCTGATGGAACCCATACACAAAGGCATCCTGCGGTATGCTCATGACCTCTCTGATTGTGCTTTCTTTCTTTGGGGGAGCTTCTATTAAGCCGGGTATAATAACGGCTTTGCTTGTATTTCCACCGTTTTTTGCCCATTCGCCTGCTTGCCAATCGCACAAAAGAATAGCCCTGTAAATATTGGGTCTGTCATAACCGTGAAAGCCATGGATGGTTGCTATTATTTTAGTTTTGTTGATTAAATTATATGGATATTCTAGGCATCCCGCTCCTGCGGTTGTTACTGCATCGTACTTAGACTCGTCAAATAGCTCCCAAAAATCTGTGTTTACCCATTCGTAAGGCTCCGGGTCGCCGTACTTTGCTTCCACATGAACCTTGATAGTCCTAACGCCGTGAGAGTCTACCAGCTTGAGTCTTTCGGGATCATTGTCTGGGTGTACGAAATCGGAATTGATGAAGGGAGCGGCGTTTGTGTAAAAATAATCTACTTCAAATTCCTCTTTAGGCAACATGCACGCAATGGTTTGGAGATATTTTTCAACCCCGCCGGAAGCCATGCCGGCGAACTTAACGAATGCTATTTTAGTTTTGGGTCTATTCATCTACCTGTAGGTTTTCTAGGTCTCCCTCTGAATTAAGAGATGAGCCAAGGTTTAGCTGTCTTACGCTGGGCTCTGCCCAGCTATTTTTTATTTTTTCTTTTTCTATTATCCAGTTCAATTGCCAGTCTACAGAGTCGAACATACCGAAGGAGTGCTTTAGTGTTTTGCGGGCCCCTTCTGTACTGACTACGTAGCAGTGGGTACATCTAGATGGAAGTGGTTTCGTACAATGGTCGTAGTAAACATACTTATCTGGTCTGGTTTCCGGATGCTTCATCTCACAGCACGAGCCCAAGTATAGCATTTCTAAACCGGCGGCCTCGAATTCTCGCATGCACTTATTAAAATATTCTTCAGAAAAGCCGGAGAAAAGATCTACATCGTCTTCTAGTATCAATATGTTTTTGTAATTGTTTTCAATTTGTTGCTCGTAGCAATAATTATGCTTTAATATGAGAGATACGCCTTTACGAGAAAGGTCTTTGGCTTTTGCGGCGTCGGTTCTGCATTCCATTGGCCCTCTAGTCATTGTCCTGTGTACTAACCTGCTGTAATCGTAGTTTTCGGCTTCTTCGGGAGGGAAGCCTTCAACCCACTCGACGTCTATGTCGTTTTCTTTGAAAAAGTTTACTAACTTTTCCTTCCTGCTCTTGAGAAATTCAGAGGGGTGGTGACAGCAAAATATTTTGTCTACGTTGAGCCTCATAGGGATGCCAATACTTTTTCCTTGAAAAATTTCATGACGTTTTCTGGCTTTGCGTACTCTGGTATTTCATTGTTGTTGAACCAAGGTTCGTTTAGCATTGATATATATAGATCTTCGTCGCTGTCTATCTTTGCTATGACGTCAATAAGTTCTTCATCATTGTGGTATTTATTTCCATTAATAAAGCTCTTCGGGTTAAATTCCTCCTCTACCCGTCTACTCCCCCAATAAATAGGTATAGTGTTGGCAAACATGGGGTGAATTATTTTTTCTGTAACATAACCGGGGTGTCTTGTGTGCTCGAAGCTTATGTTGAATTTAAATAAATCTAAAAATTCTATTTTCCACCTTTGATCTCCACGTCCATTAAGTTTACCGCGTACATTATTAAACAAGCCGCCGGCGCATGCTATAGGCTTGTATTCGTTGTGTAGTTTTGGTACAAAATCAACTCGGCGACCTTTAGCAACAGACGATATGAATGTGCAAAATTCTTTTTTTGTTTCTCTTATTTTGTCTATGTCTATCTTTTTGTCTAGAAAAAGATCTAAAGAATGCAAATAGGATTGATCCCTCTCTTCATTGTGGGGCACGTTAAACCAATTTAGATGAAGAAGCCATAGTGGTAACCTATAATTCCTTGGGTCGTCAGAATAATCAAACGTAAAAGTAAAATGACTTTCGTTGAAGTCCGGTCTTTCGTTTTCACCAGTGTAGTAAACTTTTATAGCCCTCCCGTCGTCGTATTTTTTGTGGTTTTGTTCGTTGAGATAATCGGAAGAGTGGAAAAGAATTTCAGGCTCTTCTTCGTCTATAACCACGTCGAACTCGGTGGAGAGTAGGTGATAAAAATAATTATCACGTTTCTCAAAGTTGGGCCAGAAGTCTACAAAATTTATTCTTAGTTTATCCATTGTTAAGATATTCTTCTCGCCAACGTTGGCCTCCAGCGAAATGCCTAATTATTATATCTTCCTTTTTACTTCGAACTATATTATATTTTTGTAAGGATTGACTAATATAGTCGTCTGCTTCTTCGGCAAGAAGCGTGCAGTTCCATTCTGGACCTCTGATTTCCACGTGTTCTTCGAGCTCCTCTAGGGAGTAGACTGGTTCGGGAGTAGTTTTCGAATGGAATCCGGAGTTAGGCAAGTCGGGGAAGGGAACCCAGCTATGCGGTTGAACTCCAGCTAGGGTATACCAGACACCCTGCTCTCTCATAACTCCTCCGCCAGTAGCCCAATAAGACTTCCACTCTGGATCGTTGTTCATTTTTTCAAGCTGTTCGTCTTTCAGTATGTTTTCTACAAGTTTCCTCGACCAGTCGTTTATGGTCATTGTGTAGTTGCCCATGCAATGGCTGTTTCCATTGTCTATCGAGTAGGAAAAGGACTTGCTGGTCTGGTACGACGTGCTGTCGTCGACTATGACCATGTCCGCGTCTAGATGGGTGAAAACGTCGCCGTCATTTAGCTGGTTTTTATCTAAGAGCTCCTGAAGTATGGTAAACTTCCACCAAGTAGGGTTATCTCTTATCATGGGGGGAGTGTCCTTTTTTACGAACATGTACTCGAACCCATGCTTGAGGCAGTATGCTTCGTTTATTGGGGAGATCTTGTTCTCGAAAAGGTCTTGCTTTTCGTCTTTATAGTCTGCTATTACTAAAAATATTTTTTTCATTTTTTCTCTAGTTTATATCCGTCGGAGATGAATTCAGTTAGTAAATTTATTTGAGCGTAAACGGAGTTAATTTTAATTTCGCTGTTTCTTATTATATTATTATGATCTTCTACTTGCTGAACCCTTATGCCGTCCATTTGTTCTTGCACTTTTGCTTGCTCTTCTGGGCCGACTTGAAGTTTTGAGAGCACGTCCATTTGGCCTTCGTAAAATTTTTCTTTTTCTGCGAGGTCTTTCTTCCGCTCTCTCTCCAGCTTCCCTCGTAGTTTTTCTAGTTCTTTTACTTTTTCCTCTAGCGTTTTACCAGTAGCATCCATCTTCAATAAACTTTCTGTTTGTTGGGGTTTCATTTCGGGATGGCCTAACCCAGTGCTCGTTGTATAGCTTGTCGCTTATGTCTGGGTTGTCGTCCCATCTTTTTCCTTTTATGCCGAACAAGAGTTGGGTGTCTCCCCCCCCATGGATTCCTATTTTGCCTAGCCTTCTAGCGTGAACAGCTAGAGGTAGGCCCCATGCTCCAGCACCGACAAAGCATACATCGAAATCTGTTTTATCCATTATGTCTTCCATGGCGTGAAGACCTTCTGTCCAGTCTGTGAATGGTGAATCACTTATCCCTGCTGAGAGCGGACATTTTATAGTTTTAAGATCGAAGGATGGTAGTATGTCTGGGTTGCTCTCCCAAATTTTTTCACGCTTTTCATATTGTTTGGTTATGGTGTTTGCAAACGGGCTTATAACAAGCACTCTTTTGCCTTTTAGTTCTGCCGTCCAAGGCTTTTCGCGGAAGAAGGGCATCCAGTCCCCTCCGAAACACAGGGATGCATCCTTTGTGTATTCGTCGTACACTAATTTCTCGTATTCCCCGCAGGGTTCTGGGCCCCATATCCACATTCCAAATAAATCTAGATCGGAGAAGTAGGAGAGGTAGGTCTCATTGAACTGATCAAACGACTCAACCGTTGGTGGGAAAATCCCAGCGTTAACGAACATAAGCTGCCCTATGCCATGATATTCAGTCTTGTGTCCTTTTTCTTTGCGAAGTAGGTAGTGGTAAACAGACATCGCTTCGACCATGCCCATCTTAGCGGCGCTGGTTGGGGTGCCGTTAAGCACAAGAGCTTTAAGCTCGATGTTTAGTTCTTCGGAGCTTAAGCATTTATTTTTATACTCTTCCGCCGGGCTCTCGTGTCGTGGTTTAATCTTACTCATCATCAAAGGCTATTTCTGAGCTCCTACCGCTTTCGTTCAGATATCTCATGATTATTAGTTGGGTTGTTTCAAGAGACCCCTCTCTCGAGCAGCTATGCATGTACCAGTCTAGACAGTTAGCTTGCATCTGTTTCCATTTTTGCACGGAGCAGCTATCTATTATTTTCTTAACATGATCTGGATTTTCCGCGTAAAGATAATGTACCCCCTCTATGAGGGTCCGGAAATATGTGGTGTCAACCCCTTTCGTTATAATGGGAACTGTGCCTACTCCCATAAGTTCTACTTCTCTTTGACACTTGGACCCATAGCCGGGAAGACACAGGCCGAACTTGGCTCTCCTTATTCTCTTAAGGTAGTCCATGTTTGGTAGTTTATAGTTCCCAGATATACCGAGCTCGACAGGCATTGAGAATTCTTCGACGCATCTACTCCAGTCGTGGGCGGTCCTTCTCTCTTTCTGAATTGGGTTTTCTACTTTACCTAGAAAAATAGACTCTATGTCCTTCTGGTTGTGATTGAGTACCCCTTCTTCTTCGAGTAGGAGTTCTAGATTTCTTGGGTGTCTAGGCCAGAGTATCCATGGGCTGCTTTTAGACCCGTGATGAACTGAAGTAGCAAAAAGACCATAGTTCCAGTCCATTGGAAGCTGGCCGAGGGTGTCGTGCTCATAGAGAAGTATGTCTCCTTCGTTTTCTACCCAAGTACATCTATTTTCTGTCTGTATTACCTCAACCCACCCTTTTTCTTCCCACATGGATAGCAGTTCGGGGAAGGAGTCTGTCCAAGCTGTTCTAGCTTTGTATATTTTCATTATTAAGTTCCTCGTATTTTTCTATTATTTTTCTGTAAGCTGGGTTGAAGCATTGAGGGAGTGAGTCGAACAAAAGATCCTTAAGGAACTGTCCTTGGTTATGGTATTTTAGATTTTTGAGCGTGTGCACGTGAAAATTAATCGCCGGTCTCCTGCCAAAATATAGACTTTGATCCTTTATGTTGAAGAGGTCAAGCCTCTTTTGAGTTTGTGGAGTAAGGAATCTCCACCATCCGATGTTGTAGTTAAGGGGTAGGTTAATCGTAACGAAAGACTTAAGGATTAGTTCTAGGGGCTTTTGCTCGTAATATAAGCCAAGCTGATCGTGGTTAGCTGTCAAGGTGGCCCAGTGTTCGATAAACTGTGGGTTGGATATAAAAACCATGCCACAATTAAAGTACCCGGTTACTTTTTCGTCGCCATACCCATCTGTCATGTGAGGCGTAACGCAGGCATCGACCACTTTATTACTAAGTAGCTCTAGGATCACGTCGTCAATGGGATTTGTAAAAATCATATCATCATCAATGAGGAGAACGAATGGGTGATGCTTTAGTCCCTCGTTGCATATGTCGAATTTGGTCAAGATTAGCTTCGTAAAGTTTTTGTTCTGCTCCTCGTCGTTTATTACGTGATCGCAGTTGTCGGACTCTATTAGGCAATGCGCATGGACTTTTTCGCTTTCCTCAAGTTGTTCCTTGACCCACGGGTCACACGATATGAACCATTCGCAGTCGTGAAATGCTTCTATGGATGTCCTGAACAATAAGAATTCAGTGTAACAATTTTCTGTAACTACTGTGCAAACTGGGATTATCATAGCCTTAATTCTCTGTAGTCTATCTTGTGAGAATACTCTTCCCTTAGTTTATTGACCTCTTCTATTGCTTCGCTCAAGGTCTCTCCCTTGGTTGAAACGCCCTCTGGGTTCTTATAATATAGACTAAGCACTCCGCTTACCTTTTTAAATTTACTTCCGTTTGACGCTGCCCTTAGCCACATGTCAAAGTCCGCTGCGGAAATCATGTCCTCCCTAAAGTATCCATGTTTTTCGTGAATGGATTTCCTCCACACTGGATTATTATGTGGCATGTTATATTTTATTAAATTTATAAACGAATACTCTGGAAAGTTCTGTATCAACACGACACTGTTTTTTTCCATGGTTTCGTTGGCCTTGTATGTAACGGCTACCTCCGCATACGTTAAGTCTATGTCTGGGTTATCCTTTAGGCCTTGATAGTGCATTTCTAGGTGTTCTGGGTGCTTTCTGTCGTCCACATTCGCATTTGAAATGAGATCTGAGGAGCACTCCTTGATGCACTTGTTCCAAACGGCGTAAACTCCGGGGTCGCTATCAAGGACTGAGTACTTGATGAGACCGTTGCCGTGGCCTCTATGTTTGTGTAGGTAGGGCTTAAGGATAGCCTCTTCCTCTTCTCTTTCTGGGGAATTTGCGTTGATTATAACTAGCTCGCACTCCTTGAAGATGGTCTGTCTTTCGACGTCTTCTAGGAACCCTTTTAGGTGCTTTGCCCCCTTAAATAGGGACGTATACAGAGAAACTTTGGGCTTCATACCTTATAATATGCAATTTCGCAAAAAAATCAAAACAATATGTGTAATTATAACTATGAATTCGAACCTAATAATCGTATCACCACTGTCGTGTGAACCCCTCTCTGAGGGGCTTTACTTTCGGTACTTGACGCTAGTTGCAAAGACACAGCTACAATATAGTATATTACTCGAAACAGAAAAAAAAGCAATAGATTTTTATTGGAAATATCTCAAGCAACATGGATGGTTTGATTTTGTAGACGATTTTATAACAGAGAATCAAGAAGAAGGCTTGAGGCTAGACACGGGTTTTAATTACTCAAATACGATAATAACAAAAGGTATTAGGTGCGAGAACACTCTCGCCTTAGTCCGAGACATAACACAAGTAAAGGGGGGCGAGCCATGAAGTTCAAATTAAAATTACCGACTCAGGAAGACTCGAGTAGAAGGTCACTATTTAAGGCCTTGACTTGGAGGGTCACTGCGACAATGGATACGTTTATTATCTCTTGGCTTATAACTGGGAAGTTAAGCTGGGCCACCGCCATAGCTGGGGTAGAAATACTAACCAAGATGTTCCTCTACTACTTCCATGAAAGGATGTGGAATAGGACTGACTGGGGAAAAAAAGAGTAGAAAAGTAATAGGTGGACGATATATAATTAATAAGAGCATGAGAGAGACCCTTCCAGTTAAAAAGTGCATTGATTTAACTCCAGCCGCTTTTACCGAAGCAAGGCGCTTATTGGAATCCGAGGCAGATACTGCTAAAAATGCGCTAAGGGTATACGTAGAACAAGGAGGCTGTTCTGGAATGCAGTATGGTTTGGTTTTTGACGAGGAACGGGAAGGGGATCATAGGATTGACTTCGAAGGGTTGTTCGTTGTGGTGGACAAAATTAGTGCGGATCATCTCCGTGGTTCAGTGGTGGATTTTTCGGATGATCTTAATGACGGGGGTTTCAAGGTAACAAACCCAAAGGCCAAGACTACCTGTGGTTGCGGAAAATCTTTTGAGTCATGAGGGCTTCAATTTGAAACTAATGTTACGAATGCCCATGATAGAAAAACCCCGAAGCCAAACGCTATCAGCCAGATCAATGCGTAGAGTTTTGCGGTCTTCCAAAACATAGGTTTATCTGTTAAGGCCATCTATCTTTTCTTCCAGACGATCAAATCTGTCGTTCATTCTCTCAGAGAACATCTTAAAGTCTTCTTTGCTAACGTATTCCTTACCGAGAGAAAGGGCTAGGTTGTTGTGCTTTTCTCTTAGTTTGTCGATGTCAGAATGGTGGCTTTTCATCAGGTCGTGGTGCTCTGCTTTAATTTCATTTAAGGTGCCAAGAATCATCTTGAAAACCCATCCGCCCATAAGCGTGACCACGCCCACCGATATATTAACAAGAATTTGGTAGTCCATACCCTTATTTACACAAAAAAAAGACCCGCTTTAAAAAAAAAGCGGGGTGGTGGAGCAACTTTTTGTTACTTCTTAGTTTCTGTGGGTGTCGTAGGAGTCACCTCCCCCCTGATAAGCGGGAGCGTTAAACTCACGCCGCCTGTGCCAGCCGTGGCTCCGAGAACCTCGTTCTCGTTAGCCTTCGGGCCAAGGGTTACTGTACTCGAACAACCTGATGCTGCAAAAAGGAGCATCCCTACTGTTACTATTGCTAGTGGTTTCATTATTTGTTTCAAAAAAATTAGAAATCGTCTACGAGAGAACCGGAGCTTTGATAGTCTTTAACTTTTCTTTCAAAGAAATTGGTCATTGCTTGAGTGTCTACTACTTCGGATAGCCAAGGGAATGGGTTGCTGTCTCCCTGAAAGCGGTAATCAATACCTATGCCTTCGAGTCGCCTATTCCCGATGTATTCCATGTATTCAACAAACATATCAGCGTTCAGCCCCAGTATGCCACGGGGTAATACGTCGTGGACGTACCGCACCTCAAGTTCGATAGCTTTTTTGACGTGTTCAACGGTCTCTGCTTCGAACTTTTTAGTCCATACCGTGGGGTACTGTTCTTTTATGGTATTAATTAAATATGTCCCAAATTGGATGTGTAGGCTCTCATCGCGGAGTGTGTAGCGAATCTGGTCAGACAACCCCGGCAGCTTGTTCTGTCTGCCTAGCGCGAGAAGCATGGCAAAGCCACTAAAAAAGAATGTCCCCTCGCATACGATGTAGAACGTGACAAGATTCCTAAGGAATTCCCTTTTACCTTCTACGGTTTTTGTGGAAAAGTCTGGGCGGTTAACATCTGTGGTAATCTCCATTAGAAAATCATCCTTAGCCTTTATGGATGGTATGTTTAGGTATGCTTCATAAACTTCGGCGACTCTAAGACTAAAACTATCGCAGCATGTAACGACTGTCCAGTTGTGCAAGGACTCTTCGTAGGCTTGCCTTAAAATATACTGCCTACATTCTGCATCTGTTATCCATCGATTAACAGTAAGCAAAAGATTGTTAGCAACTAGAGACTCGGATCCCGCAAAGAAGCCCAAGCAGCGCTTGACTAAGAGTTTTTCGTCATTAGTGAGCATACCGCTTTTCCATTGGTCTACGTCCTCACTCATGTTGATCTCCGCTGGAGACCAGTTGTTAGCCGTGCCTTTGAGGAACAAGTCCCACGCAAACTTGTGTTTGTGAGGTAGAATTTGATTAACCCCTGCTACCTCTTCACCTAAGAGTAGTCCTGTCTTACTGCTGCCTGCCATCGTTTTCCTTTTTGCTTATCTCATTAAAATTGTGTCTTAAATTTACCTGCAGCCACTTCTCTGATTCTGCGCTCTGATGGTTGGCGTTGGCGATATGACGGTTTTGTCTATCTACGCTCTTGTACATAGCTGATAAGATTTGTTCTTTTATAGTTTTCATTGACAACTTTCACAATCTGGCCCTTTGTCTATGCTGCAGGCGACGGACTCCTCGTCGGCGATCTCGACCCTTACAGCAGCAACCGTGGACTTTTCGATTTGGCTTGCGCTTTTGTTTCTTAAGTAATACGTACTCTTCAGACCTCTATTTCTAGCATGAATGTATAAATCATTCAAGTACTTTAATGAAGTTTTATTGTTAAATAAATTTAAAGACTGACCCATGTCAATCCACTTTTGTCTTGCAGCAGCAGAATCGATTAATTTGAACTGATCGTGGTCGAAGGCGGTGCGATACTGGCTCTTCAGTTCTTCGGGGAGCTCGCCGTTGAGTCTAGAGACGTCCCCATCAACCGCTTTGATACTTTCCATGAAGTTCTGGTCCCATATGCCGAGCTTCTTGCACTCCCTTACAAACCATTCATTTATAATAAGAAGGTTTCCGCTTTTGCTTTCATAGACAAACAGGATGGAAAAATCTGGCTCTGTGCCGGGGCTACACCCCTGAATGTAGGAGATTGTGGCGGTGGGAGCAATCGCCATTGTGTTACTGTTACGCATTCCATGGTCTTTAATATGCTTGCGAAGGTACTCCCAGTTTGACTCGGGAACGTAGGTCTTTTCGTTGAAGGTGATCGGGTCTTCACCGATGTAATCCATTAATTCTTCGTATGTATCTATGGGAAGTTTATCCTTGGACCACTTCGATCCTTCGTAGGTTTCGTACTTTCCCTTCTCTGCTGAAAGGACGCTGGAATTAAGCAGGCAATGGAAGGACATATAGTCGTACAATTCGTCGGAAAGTCTAACTGCTTCCTCTGAGGAATAGTTAATCCCGTAAGAGTGAAAAACGTCTGCCCACCCCATGCTGCCAGCACCCACAGGTCTGTGCTTTAGGTTTGATTTCTTTGCTTCTTTGGTCGGATAAAAATTTAAATCAATTACATTATCTAACATCCTCATTTGTATAGAAATGGTGTTAGCTAATAGTTCAAAGTCTAGTTTACCGTTTTCCATTAGGTGTTCTTTGAGGTTCACTGAACTCAAATTGCAAACGGCAGTCTCCCCCACTACGGATTTTTCCCCATTTTCGTATTGAGAGGGCTTAGTATGTAGGAAAATTTCAGTGCAGAGGTTGGAGCTATGCACAATACCTTCATGGCTATTAGAATAACGAAAGTTAGAGCTGTCTTTAAAGGTCATCCAAGGGTGACCGGTTTCATATAGGGAGCGAAGCATCTTTTTCCAGAGGTCTTTGGCTCGCAATTTTTTGAAGTTGGTTATTTCTCCTTTGTCCGCTTCCCTGCAGTAGTGGTTGTATCTTTTGTCAAATTTCTCTCCGTACAGGTCGTGCAGGTCTCTCGCGTCGCTTGGGCTGAACAGGTACCAATCTCCGTCCTTCTTCACCCTTCTGATGAAAAGGTCAGGGAGCCAGTTAGCTGTGTTCATGTCGTGGCATCGCCTTCTTTCTTCGCCAGTATTTTTCTTTAGATCTAGGAAGTCTTCGATGTCTAGGTGCCAAGGCTCAAGGTAAGCGCAGCCAGCACCGGGCCTCTTTCCTCCCTGATCAACGGCAATGAGAGTGTCGTTGTAAAGCTTTAGCCAAGGGATTAATCCGCTTGATAAGCCATTGGTTCCCTTAACGTAAGAGCCAGAAGCTCTAAACGGGGTAACATCGAACCCTAGTCCGCCAGCGAACTTGGATTTCCTTGCTTCTTGCCAGAGTCCTTCGAAGATCCCATCAATAGAGTCATCGAAAGTGTTAAGATAGCAAGAAGAAAGCTGAGAATGAGTGCTACCACTGTTAAATAGCGTGGGAGTTGAGCAGCATAATCTGAAGTTAGATATGCAGTGATAGAACTCAATTGCTTTTTCTTCTTTGTCATCTTCATTAATTGCTAGGCCCATAGCTACTCTCATCCAGAAAGATTGTGGAGATTCGAGCCTTCTCTGCTCTAGAGAGTGAAAATAGCGGTCATATAATATCTGTAACCCAAGGTACTTAAATTTGTAGTCTCTTTCTAGGACTAGAACCGAAGATAATCTCTTCAGGTCAAAGTCGAGGAGCTTCTCGTCTAAAACCTCCTCTTTAACTAGGAGTTTAATATTCCTGATGAACGAGAGTCTGTATTGGTGGTCAAACGCGTCTTTGTCTACGCTGCTGCCGAAAACCTCCTTATGGATGTTACCCAGCAATAATCTGGCGGCTACGTAGGAATAATTGGGGTCTTTTTCGATCTTGGCTCTCGCGGACATGATGAGAGCCCTGTCGATGTCCTTAGTGGGTGTCTTTTCGAAAAGCTGAACGTTAGCGTCGATAACTACTTCACTAGCTGATACATCATCTAACCCTTCGCATGCTCTTTGAGCGCAAAGGTTAATTTTGTTGATGTTGAGCTTCTGAAGTCTTCCGTTTCTTTTCTTTACCTGAGTGACCTTTAGGGAGTTCATTCTTGCATTGCTGACAATAAGATATTACATCGGTTCTAACAAAAATGAAAGGAAAAAGTGAAGAAAGATATTAGGAAACAAAGGAAAATAGAAGGTGTATGCCTAGCGCTTGTCCGCAGGGTGCTTCTTTCCTTTTCTTCCCGTACTCCAGTCGTCGAAGTACTTCCTTTGTACTGGATCGTGCCCGAGTCCTGATTTCTCTTTCCTTATTTGGCTTAATTCTTTGGCGTGATCCTGTATGTCTCCGTAAGATGCTTTGTCGTTATGCCTATGTTTATCATTGAAAACATTCGGATCGAAGGCGTCTATGTTCACGTCTGAGGAAGCGTTAGGTATGGCCCATATCCTTTGCCACTTTACCCCTTCCTCGTCGATGTAGACGTGGGGGTCTTTCATTCTTTGAACCTCCTCGGTAACCTCTTCGGTTTCGGGGTGCTGAAACACATAAATAGGCATTTAGACAAACTCCAGTACTCTATCTAAGGTCTTACCAACGGTGAACTCTTCTTGTATCTTGAGCCCTTCTTCGTTGACTCTATTGTTTTCAACTTTTTTGATTGCCTCTTCGCAGGCGGCGATAAACTCGTCTTCGTCGTAATCGAAGATGTTTCCTTGGTTAAATGGTTGACCTTTATGGAAGAACACTCCGTCGTATGCTTCCATTTTTGGGCCGGGATTAACTAGGGTGCTGTTGTTTTCATTAGCCCACCCTTTGTAGGAGTGAGCGTTCATGATTACAGCATGTTTTCCGAGCCCCACCGAATGAAACTCCGGAAGGCCCCACCCTTCTCCGCCTGACATGCCGAGAACAATGTCAGCAGAGTTTAAAAAGTCATTGTAGATAGCATTTTTACCCATGAAACCAAGAAAGCTCACGTTAAAATATTTTTCGCCTTCGCATATATTGCTAATGATTGCGTTGTTGTCTTCATCTTTGAAGAACGGGTTGTAGACAGCGCATTGAAGGAAATACTTCTTGTCGTTTCCGAATCTCTTAACCCATGCGCGGATTGTTTTTTCATGACGTTTTCTTTTTTCAACTTTTCCTACTATATTAAAGGTTATCCTTTCGTCGTCGAAGTATTTTTTATTAGTATTTTTAAAATTATGTTTATCAAAGAACAAAGGGACGTAATGAGTTTCCGCCCCCCTGTTTCTGAAGGCTTCGCAGGTATATTCGGAGGAGAATAGCACAGTATGGTTTCTTGCTACGTTTGTTTCAGCTGCGGTGGGTTCGTCTAGCTCATAAAAAGAAAGAAGGACTTGTTTGTTGCTGAATGATTCGAGTGAGCCATTGAGATGCCATAGTTTAAATACGGGGACGTCCCTATTGTGAGAAGCAGGAGCTTTCTGGCAATTCTTTTGCACCCACTGGTCGAATTCTTGATTAGGTTCTTGGGTAGAAAGATCTACTTGCCCCCCGATAGGAAATATCGAAGGGTCAAGCGATCTATTCTTCATCTCCCTCAGCAACGCTGTTGACGTTTGACCAAAAGAAACGGAGTTAATTGGTGCATTTACAGCAAAGCTCATCTACAATAGTCCGTCAGCCTCTACTGTTTCCTTCTCCGTAGCGTCGGAATCCTCGGAGGATTGTTCTCGTCTGTCCTCGGACTTGTAGATTACAAAGTCGGGGGCGTTATCGGACTTCTTGTTTTTGTTGTTAAAAACAATGATCCGAACTAATTCCTCACTACCATCGCTGGCTTTGAGCTTGATCTGACCGGAGAGGAAGGTTTGGTTTCTTCCCACCTTTTTCCAGAGAGCGCCCATTTCGCGCTTTCTCCATTCGCTGTCGTTGGTTTGATTATTATTTTCAGTACTCATACTTTTCTATAGTAGTCTCATTATTTATCTATGTCAACATTATTTTCTAAAAAAATTACTTGGTGGACGATATACATTAACGAACAGCAGCTTCTTTCTTAATTCTCTTCTTTAAAATGGATAACCCCCTGTTGTGCAGATTTATCGCTGTTTGTGAGCTTACCTTAACCTTTTTCGCGACGGCGGTCCAAGTCATTTTTTCTTCGTCACTAAAATACCTTAATTCAAAAATTTGTTTAATACGTTTGTCTTTTATTCTTTTTAGCAAATTCGAGATGTAGTCTTTGAGTTCGTCTGTATTATCCTTTTGCTCGTCTTTATCTATAAGAAAACTTAGTTCTTGGTCTTCTGTTGTTACGTATTTTTTATTTTTATTAATTTTATTAAGGCAATGATATCTAACCTGATTGCCTAGCCAAGTTGAAAATTTAGTTTTCCGAGTGGGATCGAAAGTCTTGGCGGAATGATAAATTATGTAGTCTTTGTCGCCAAGCACGTCATCTACAAAAATTCCGGATGCATTCATCACTGGCATATATTTTTGGCATACTTTGTAGCACAGATTAGAATGTCTACCTATGAGTTCGACCAAGCTATTTTCGCAGTCTTTTTCTTTTACTTCATTCGCTAGGAAGTCGTCTGGGATTTTCATTTAGCAGCCAATCAGAGAATTTTATTATATATTCCTTTGTTAGCTGGCTTTCTATGTCTTTTTGACACCCCTGTAACGTGGGCCATTCGATTTTATAATTACTTTTATTTATTAAAGACGGGTCTTGCCGTGTTTCTTCCTCGTTTGCTGGCTCTATCCCTTCCCGTTTTATGTGAACAAGTGAGCCCCCAAGCTCCCCCTTTATCCAGTCTACTTCGTCCCCTTCGAATTCGTTGTATCTTATATCTGTAACACAAATAACTCCCGCTAAGTTTTGTTCTTTTATCTTTTTGTCTAAAATTTCTATCCAATGTCTGCCCTCAGACGCGGCCCTCTTCATGCTTCCGTGAAATACTAAAAATGGTCTAACAGAATCTTTTTCTCTTCTAGTACAGTTAAATATATCTACTCGATGGTGTTTCTTGAGGTACCCATTGACTTCCTCCTTAAGGGAGTGTGCTAGTGAGTATTTATGAGCAGGGATTCCTCTTTTGCCCAACTCGTTCTTTAGGAGGTTGAAAAATAAATCCTTACCTGATGCGGCTACTCCACTTATTCCAATAAACAATGTTTTCATTCTGGCTTATATATATTAAAAAAAATTACAATCTAAAGTTAACCCAGTCAAGTCTTATTGTATCCATTAGCATGATACTTCTTTTTCGGATGAGACATGAAACCCCCTGTAGGGGATTCCATGTAGCATGCTTCTTCTTTCTCTGGACCCAGTGATTTAAAAGTCTGATGGGACATTCAGAAGACCGTACACAACCAGTAATAAAACTGGAACCACCTTCCTTGTAACAGGATGAGAAACTGTGCTTGAAAACTCATTACAGTGATTAACCACAACACGCCGGGGCATTGCAGCGGGAACTACCCGCTAGTTTTTTATAGGATGTATAACTTCCTAGGCATTCCCTTGAATATAAGCTTTGCCAAGCTCTGGCCCCTAAGGCCTCATCTGGGGAAACCCTACCGTTTGCTCTCGGCGGGCTGAAAAGGATTCGCACCTTTTGATAGATAGTAATGTCCTTCTATCAAAAAGTCAAAGAGAAACTTCTGGGGGTGGTTCTTCCAGCGAATCAGGAGGCGGCCCTTGCAGGGTTTTGCATATGAATGTTAGGTTCATTATGTCTTTAGTGCTAAGAGCCTTGGGGTCAGCCTCATCGCTGTAGTCACCCAAAACATCGCACATTCTGTGGATGCAGCCTGCTACTTCTAGAGCCAAAGGGTAAGGAACATCAACAGATTGATCGTAGGCTTGCAGATTCTTTTTAAGTACCCAAATTTTTCTTTCTTTTATCTCTGTTACTCCAAGAACCTCATTTAACACAAGCTCGTCCAAGCAGCACAAAAAGGCCGCCTTGTCTCTTTCTGGAGTATCGGATATAAGAATAACATCCTTGACGTTTTTTTCCTCGAAGGAGTCGTGGGTTTTAAACCATTCGAATAAATGAGTGGTGGCGTCTAAGATAGTCATACGGTTTCGGCTCCATCTTCAGCCCAGTCTAAATGAACGAATGTTGGTTTTACGCCATTCTTCCAGTGTTGGATGGTAAGGAACGCGGCGGGGCTGTCGCCAACGGGGCCTCCGTGTGTCATTGAAGATGGAACTTTTACGCTACGAAGAAAGACGCTACAGGTTCCGTCCTCTAGTGCAAAAATACTCTCCTTTGGTGTAGCGAGCACCATCGTGCCATCACCCAGTTGGTCTGTTTCGAGGTGGACGGGGCCGCCAATAAAGGTTTCGTAGCTATCTACATTTGGGTGGTTATGCTTGGGAACCACAGAATTAGCGGGGGAAAGGATTAGCTGGACCTGCAATTGTTCTTGGCGGTATAGCGTTATCGCAGCCGTTTCAAGGAATTCGGTTCCCTCATCCCCCACTCCCCCCTTGTTAAAGAAGGCTACGTTGTCGAAAAACATTTTAATTGGAAGAGATCCCTCTCTTGCTGAGCGCACATACCAAGCGGCGAACCTATCCAGAATCCTTGGGTCGTTTTTGTATTTTTCGTAATCAAATTCCGCTTTCTGTGCTCCTCGTTGCCGTCGTTGAACTGCGGCCTGATTTCCTTTTACAACTGCGTCGTGATTTCCTTTTACAATTTTGCCACTCATCTTTACCCTATCATATCCTCCTTTCATTTTTTTATCAAATAAAACTTGCAAAGGCTCAGCGGTTAGTCTATCATAATGAGATATGAATGAAAATACACAAAAACCAAAAAGAGGAAGACCCTCTGTTCACGTCACGTGGCCAACAAATGCTACCGTGTTTACAGTTAAGGACGTTTCAGAAGCGTCTGGAAAGACCCTGACAGACGCCTCCATCCGGATGAAGGTGCGTTCCGCCGTTGATCGCGGCGAGCTTACTGAAGTTGGCAAATCTACCTACGGAGTCGGAAGACCTAGGAGAACCTACAAGGTAGCCGCCAGCGATCTGTAAGAGACTAGCGATTAAAGAAGGAGAAGGGGGGCGTAGCTCAATCGGCCAGAGCGCTGGCCTGTCACGCCAGAGGTCGCGGGTTCGAGTCCCGTCGCTCCCGCCAGCTTTATGGTTTTAAATTTTACCAAATTAGACCCCCATACCCGTGACCCGGAACAGCTTGACGCAAGCAAGCCGGTGTTTAAGTTGTTCGCTAATGAGGGCAAGACTGTTCAGCCGTTTGAGAGAGCGGAGGTGAGTACAGGTATAATGCTGTTCCCTTCACCGGGGCTAACCGTCAAGGTTTACCCGTCATGCCACTTGCTCTTAGAGTGCGGGGTGGTTTGTGCACCCAAGGTCATGAGTTCAGGCGGAGAAGTGAAGATTACCCTCATCAACGTAACTGTTCCGGATTTTTTATATTTAAAAAAAGAATCAATGAAGGCTCGCTCAGCCCTGTTTGGGTCACATAATTCTTTTCGCGTCGATAAGGGCGATGAGATAGCGACTATTGTAGTAGAAAAATCCTTAGAGAACCTGAGTCTCAGGGAAATAACATAGTATGGCGGAGCTTATTGTCTTATCTTGTTGGGTCGCGCTGGCCCTAATAATATGGTTCGAAACCGATGCGTTTACACATTACGCCAAGGCGTTTGGCCTCTCTCTGCATTTTCATATTATAGCCTACGAGAACGACCTCCTGTACGGCGAGGTAGATTATTTGGATTTTTTGAGGGTTAAATACCGCGACTCCTTCTGGATAAGCCTTATCACTTGCCCTCTTTGTCTTTCTGTTTGGCTGTCCGCAGTAGCCACCCTAAGCGGTGACTTTTCATTTTTGTATTTTCCGGTAATTAATTTGATTAGTCTGTCTTTATTTTTTATAATAAAAAAACTATATTAAAATGGTAGTCATTGATGGGTCAAAATTTTTTCATTTTGTTGATAAGCATAGAGATAAATTCGCTGACAGTGATGTTATAAATACGCTTATGAGCCTTAGAGATATTTCAAGAAGCTGCTGTAAATGCGAGAGAACGCAAAAAAGGCAAGCTTTAGTGGCCTATTTTGGTGCCCTAGCTCATAAAATAGATGAGCGCGACAAGCGTCTAATTAAAGAACTAAACGATAATCAAAGCGTTCAAATCACAATGAGCGGCCAATTAATAGTGGAAATATTATGATATTAGGGATAGGAACAGATATAGTTGATGTAGCTAGAGTCCAACGACTTTTGGAGAAGTGGGGTGACAGATTTTTAAATAAAATATTAACGACAGACGAAAAAGAATACTGTTTGTCTCATCGAAACCCAGCGCAGTATGTTGCCGCTAGGTTTGCGGCTAAGGAGGCCACCGCCAAATGTTTCGGGCACGGCATAGGAGCTAGGATGGAATGGAAGCACATAGAACTTAGGAGAAGAGAGTCTGGCCAGCCCTATATTCAATTCAGCGAGCACGCCCTGAAAACGTTCTGCAAATTAGAATGCGATGTGTACGTAAGCGTGAGTCATACTAGAGAGTACGCGACAGCGACGACAATCGTGGAAAGCTGGGAATGATTTATAGGCATGTCCTAGAGACCTTAACAGACGAAGAGAAAGGGATTGTTTTATATGTAGTGAATTATTTGTTTCCGCTTGGAGGTATGAAGGAGATAGACATGAACACCATAACTGCGGTAAAACTACCCGCGCTACATCACAAATTGACATGCGCAGCAAATCAGGTTAAACCTGAATATATAGAGCAGTATAAAATTATGTGCTCCAAATTGGAGCTAACCCTAATAAAGGAAAAGAATGAAACCTAAAAAAAAGAAACCAGTAAAATTAGGAAACAAGGTGTCCCGTAATGTTGTTAGCCACAAGCCAGTGGTAGACAGTTCTGACCCCAGCACGTGGCCAGATGACATCATTTACGGTGCGCGCAAAGGGATGACAGGCAAGAAGGGCACTAGCGCGGAGGCGGGTAAGGTGGTAAACAAGGGTCAGATTATTGCAGATAAGAAGGCAAAACATGCCGCGTCTGGCAAGGAAAAAATGGGCCTCTGTCCCGACAAGAAGCTTTTCACTAAGGTGCTTAAGGAGGAAATTTCGTTAAACGTGGCGAAAGAGGGGGTGAAAGTCACCCTGAAGTCTAAACTCAAGGAGGATCTTGATTTGGATTCGCTTGAGGCCATCGAGATGCTTCTCGATCTAGAAGATAAATACGGTGTGGAGATAGACAACACGCTGATGGATTTTAATAAGATACAAACTGTCGGCCACCTCAGGGACTTTCTTTTTGACAAGACGCTCTTCCCAGAGGACATAACCAAGAGAGACGAGGAAAGAGCGAAACAAGCTAAAGTAAAGGCTAAGGAACAAAAGAAAATGGGGCTAGAGACGACTAAGATTTTCACTGATGAATACAGTCAAGGTGAGTACAGCGACGCGGGTATGACCGTGATCGACGCAGAAAAAGAGATGAAGAAGCTGGATGAGGAGGAAGGCGAGCCGAAGATTAAGCTACCCAAGGGCGGTAAGCAAGTTGAGTAGAGGACGAAGCGAGATTGAATTAAACATCAGCCACCCCGTCATAATTAATGCGAGCCACTGACAGTATGTGATAAATAACTAGGTTCGCTTTATGAAACCCGTCGCGTTTCGTTGGCTTTGCGCGGCGGGTTTTTTCTTTGACTTTTACCCCTTATGCTCTATATTATTATATATAATGCAAACTACTGAAGAGAGCCCCACGGCAGACGAGATTTCTAAGCTAGAAAAAGAAAAAAAAGCTATATTGAAGAAAAAAAGACACCTTGTTGCCAAAAACATGAGCATAGGCATAGTTGGTTATGGATATGTAGGAAAAGCCACCAGCCTCCTCGGATGCGAGAATGTTAGGGTTCTTATCCATGACGTTAGGGAAATCAAGGACGAAGATTTCACAGGAAGCAACAGTATATATTGTCCAGACATATCAGACCTTAAAAATGCTAACCTCATTTTTGTTAGCGTCCCAACCCCGATGGAGAAAAATGGCCGCTGCCATACGGGCATAGTAGAAAGTGTTATCCAAAAACTAAAAGATAACGTTGGCGACACCCCCATCATAGTTAGGTCTACGGTTCCAGTGGGGTTCTGTAAGGAGCACGGTGTTAACTTCATGCCGGAATTTTTAACTGAAAAAAACTGGGTTGAAGATGTCAAACAAAGCAAAGACTGGGTGGTTGGAACATATGATCCCAACAATCTCGACTTCAAAGAAAAAGTAATACTTCTCCTCAAGCTGGCGTTCAAAAACGAGAGGCTCTCAAATCCACCTGTGGTGCATTTTGCGCCGTCAGACGTTGCAGAAATGTGCAAGGACATGAAAAACTGTTTCCTAGCCACAAAGGTTTCATTTTTTAACGAACTAGAAGAGTTCTGTAGAAAGAAAGGCGTGTCGTATGACCTAGTGAGAGAACTAGTATGCCTTGACGACAGAGTGTCTGAAAGCCATACCATGGTTCCCGGCCCAGACGGAAAAAGGGGGTTTGGAGGCACCTGTTTCCCGAAAGACATGGAAGCCCTGCTTACCCAGATGATTGACGCAGGAATGACGAGCTACATAATTGACGCAGCCATCACCAGAAACTTAGAGGTAGACAGGCCAGAGAGAGACTGGGAAGGAGACAAGGGAAGGGCAGTGGTAGAGTGAAACATTTTTATGAGAAAATAGAAGGATGGTGGGGCGGACCTAGCGACGACCAGCTTTACAGAGAGGTCGTCAAATACAATAAAGACGGAGCGCACTTTGTAGAGGTGGGGTCATGGGCTGGTCGCAGTTCGGTTCAGATGGCTGTAAATATCATAAACAGCAAAAAGAATATTAAATTCGATTGCGTGGATACTTGGGAGGGGAGCGAAGACGGAGCAAACCACAAAGAGATGGACGTAATTAAGAAAGGAAAGCTTTACGATCTTTTTTTGAAAAATACTAAACGCGTTAAACATGTAATCAACCCTATAAGGAAGCCCTCTGTTGAGGCCGCTAAACTATACGAAGATCAATCCTTGGATTTTGTTTTTCTGGACGCAGACCATTCGTATGAGTCAGTAACAGAAGATCTAAACGCTTGGTTTCCGAAGCTGAAAAAGGACGCTATTTTTGCCGGTCATGATTACAACAACCCATTGTTTGGAGTCAGGGAAGCTGTTGAGAACTTTTTTACAGAGAAAGGTCTTCCTTTCGATCTTTGCGGCGTCTTCTGGGAAGATCCAGAGATTCCTGTTCGGATGCCTCAGCACAGAGGTCTTTCAATTGATTTCGATGCGGCCCTGTGGTATGTTGATCTTTCTAGCTATGAGTATGTTCGTTTAGATTTTGTGTCCGTTTTACCCGCCGTCCAGAGTAATTTTGAGAGGCAGTGCCCGTGGCCCATGTGGCGTGGTGAAGATGGCTCGTGGACAAACTCACCTGAAACGGTGACTGCTGACGGGGTCGAAAACTGGCGAAAATTCGAACCCGAGGAGCTTATCTTGGTAACGGACAGAAAAGGGAATATCCTTAGGGTCAAGCCTCATGAATTAACCGCGGGTGTCGTATAATGGTATTACTCCAGCCTTCCAAGCTGATAACGCGAGTTCGATTCTCGCCACCCGCTCCAGCCGCCCTCGTAGCTCAGTTGGATAGAGCATCTGTCTTCTAAACAGAGGGTCGAAGGTTCGAGTCCTTCCGGGGGTACCATAAAAAACTTAGAAAAAATAATAAGTGGACGATATACTATAGAGATGAAAAGAAAAAGAAGAAAAAAAAAGTTGGTGGACGACATATATGAGTCGCAGAAAAAATATCTAGAATCCGAAAAGGGCAAAGAAGCAGCCAAGAGGGCTAAAGATAAATACGATTCCAGAGACAGAGCGAAGCGCAGAAAACAAAAGCGCGACTACATGAGAAGGAAAAGAAAAGAAGACAAAAACATTTGGAGATAGAAGGATTATGAAAATTGTAATAGTCAGCGGGTATTTTGATCCTATTCATGTTGGACATTTGGAAATGTTTCAGCTTGCGAAAGCTCTTGGGGACAAGTTAGTCGTTATAGTTAACAACGACATACAGGCAAAAATTAAGAAGGGCAGAGCCTTTCTAAGAGAGGAAGACAGACTGGAAATAATTGGAGCCATCAAATATGTAGACTTACCGTTTCTAAGCGTAGACGACAATATAACGGTGTGCTCGTCTCTCGGGGTGCTTGCTAAGAGCCTGAGACTATCCTACCCCGACTGTGAAATAGTATTTGCTAACGGCGGAGACAGAGCGGTGGGAGAGATACCAGAGGCAAAGGTTGCAAAAAAATACAACATTGAAATGATAGATGGACTTGGGGAGAAAATAAGATCGTCTTCCAGCATAAACGAAAAGATAGAACAATAAGTGTGACGATTTATACAGAAGGAAAGAGGGGCTAAATAAAAAACTTTAGACAAAGCCTTTCTCAACATTTATTATATACTAGGCATTTATGAAAGTACTTGGAACCCTAATCCTAGGTTTCTCCCTCGCGATTTCTTCGCTTGCGGTAGAAAAGAAGCAATTTGCTCCTGAAAAGAAGCAATCGACAGCAGAACACCTCCAGAACGTCTCTGTTACAATCCGAGCCGAGTCCGGCTTTATGGCCGGAGAGGGGTCAGGGGTAATTTTTACCCGAAAAGACTCGGAAGGGAACTTAGTAAATTTTGTGTGGACCGCCGCTCATGTCGTAGACAATCTCCGCCTCACGAAGCGCATCCTAGTTGATGGTACGTATAAAACTATCGTACATTTTAAAGATCCTGTAATCATTAAAGAGATTCGCCAAAACGGCAGAACCGTTGGTCGTCTTCAGATGGACGCGGAAGTACTGAAGTATTCGGAAAGTGAAGATGGCCACGATCTTGCGCTGTTGCGTGTTCGTAAGCTTAATTTCGTACACGACAGCGTGGTATTTTATTTGGACGAAAAGATCCCCTCGTTGGGCACGGATCTCCTACACGTTGGTTCCCTGCTAGGCCAAATGGGGGCGAATAGCATGACAGACGGGATTTACTCACAACACGGTAGAATTTTAAAAGATTTAAACAAGCGCATCTTCGACCAGACTACTTGTACGGCGTTTCCGGGCTCTAGTGGCGGTGGAGTATATTTAAAAAATGACGCCAGATATGTAGGAATGTTGGTTAGAGGAGCAGGAGAAGGGTTCAATTTAATCGTACCTATACGCAGGATGGTCGAGTACTGCCAAGAGAACAAAATGATGTGGGCCCTAGATAAAAACGTACCAATGCCCACGGAAGCCGAGCTAAAGGAAATGCCCATCGAAAACACTCCGAAAGAAAAAGAAGAGGCTAAAGATGCAAAAAAAGAGGCGACTAAAAAGATGTTTCCATTCAGGCTGCGTGTAATTCACCATAGAAAATAATAAAAAATGAAAAAATTAGTAGTAATTTTGTTTGCTGGCGCTTTTGTAATCGGCTGTAACTGGGGAAATTCCGGATGTCCGGACTGTTCCTGCGAGGCAGGCTGTTGTTCATCCGACAGTTGCTCAGTTGTCGATTGCGATTGCGTGTGCAAAAAATAAATTTCCACGCCTAATCTTTCTAAAAAAGATTATTGGGTGCCAAGGGGATGACCAAGGTGGAGTAACGACGCAGCGCGTGCTTGCGGGTGCGCGTTGCGTTTCCCCCTTTATGTGGTAGTATTTGTTTATGTTTATAAATGCTAAAAAATTAAAGCACGCTGATTTAATTACTAAAATCTACCCCACGGCGCTCAAGGAATTTAATGAGTTTGGCAGCAGAAAGTTCCACCCTTGGGCAGTTACCAAAGATGCCCCAGAGGTAATTCATAATGGAAAATGGATGGTTCGCGTTCTTTACGCAGATGGGAGGTTTCTTTTCAACTCTCCCTCTGATTACCCTGAGACCACCTCATTAATCAGTGAAATAGACCAGAGCCACCTTCATGGAGTCGGGTTTAGCTGGCTCAGGGCTGGCGCGCACATATACCCCCATACTGGTTATATTGCAGATAATCGAATCATACGATCCCATCTAGCCCTGTCTGTACCAAAGCCCACTAAAGACGGAGTGATAATTCCCGAAAAGGATTGCTGGTTAAGGGTAGGAGGGGAAACGAAGACTTGGAGAGAAGGGGAGCTACTTATATTTGACGACACCATCGAACACGAAGCGCAAAACAACACGAAGAAGGACAGGGTAGTAATGATATTTGATTTTTACGAGGACGCTTTTATAACTCTTGTGTAATTTACCTTATGAGCAGCACATGGAGTTCAGGAACAGGCAAGTTCCCTAAAAAAGATCCGGACCACGGTAAATGGTGGATAAAATTCAAACACTGGCTCTGTAAAGTGGGTTTATGCAACTTAGACAAATGCTCTTGTGATTGTCACGATAACCCCAAAGGACGCAGTAAGGCTTATTTCGCCACCGCTGAAAAAGAGGAGCCTTCCCCACCAGAGGAAGCCCCCAAAGTCAGAAGAAAGGTCTTCGACGCAAGCAGGGGTGGGTTCGTTTGGACAGAGGAATAAAAAATGCCGCTACCATCACCAAAAGGAAACCAGAAGAAAAGCTCTTTCGTCTCTAGCTGCATGAGTAGCGAAAAAATGAAAAAAGAATTTCCGGATCACAAGCAGCGTTTGGCGGTATGCCACTCTCGCTTAAAAAAGGCGAAAGCATGCGAGTGTGAAGATTGGGAGAAGTGGGACAACGGCCCCTTCTATATTATTTAAAGCCCGCCCCTCACGATTGTCATTTTCGTTCTCCTGTCCATCACAAACCCTTCTTGATATAGATAATCTACCATAGCGTTGGCCTCTTCCTCTGGGAGTTCCTCCGTGCAGTCGTATATGTAAATTTTATCCCCTTCCCAGTACCCGTCCTTGTCGTAGTATATTTCTACCACCATTCCGTTCAAAACTAGCCTGTCTATATCATTTTTCAAAAGATCACCGCTAGTCCTTTTATGTCTTTTATTGGTAATATACCGTACCAAGACTCTGACCTGTTGTCGCCAATAAGCCACACGCACCCCTTCTCAATTTTTTCTTCCTTGTGGCTTGTTAATTCTATGACCGGCTCCCCCTCCTCTGGCCCGTCCCAATATCTTAAGTTGTTACCGTTCTCATCAACAAGATAGATCAGTATTTTCCCCCTTCCAAATGGGTCTTTTAATTCTCTTTTATTTAAATATATAATTCCTTCCCTAACCTCTATGGTATCGCCGGGTAAACCTATAATTCTTTTAGAAAGACTTTCCCCAGACCCTGCGTCGTTAACAATAACGACGTCGTATCTGTCTGGCGTCCACCCTTCCCCCATGGCAGATCTTTTCTGCATTATAATCCACTCCCCGTTCTCAATGGTGGGTTGCATGCTAATACCTTGACTGTAAATAAATCCATATTTATAGCCGAAAGAGATATACCATACGAACAAAATAACAGCCACTAGCCAGAGGGGGTGCCTTAACCACTTTGGAACATGTTTCATCTTTCCTATTATAGCCCGTCATTCTTTATTTTCATAAGAAATAAATGATTGTGTAATTTATTGTGTGAATCATCTACTGAAAGCCAAGGCCAACATGTGCAGAACCCGCTGTAGAGTTTTAGGGTTTGAAATCGAGATTGTCGAGTGCGAAAAGCAACTATTTTTACTCGTAAACAGGGAAAACGAAAAGGTTGCTGCCATTGGCATGTGTGGAGCAGGAGAGGGCAAAGCTAAGATAGAAAGCTTCGTGATAGATGTCAGGAAATGGATGTGGGCGGAAGCAGAGGGTTTTTCAATGGAGCAAATGGTTGACCCAAAATCCCCGCTTAGAGAGAGTATTTTTCTGCGGTCCTCGTTTGAGGATCTCCCAGAATTACTAAAATAACAAAAGTTCTGGACTTTATGTCAGAATTCATCTATTATAGTAGCTAGATGAAGGACTTAAACCAAGCTCTCGATCTCCTTAATCAGGTGATAGAAAAAAGCGAAATTGACGATAAGATCGAGGCGAGCAAACCTGAGTGGGACAGATCCCTCGATGGAGACGGGTGGATCACGTATCACCTTAAATTAGTCAGGGAACTTTTAGAAAATCATAAAAATGCCGAAAATAAAAAATAAAGAAAAAGCTTACGTAATTCTCGACAAGAATGGCTACATCTATGGAGCCTTCCCGTTTACAGAGGAAGGCAAGTCCATGGCGGAAAAACATAGAAAAAAAATACAGCAGAAGGGCGAAGAGCTTATCGTAGAAGAAAGGTAAATAATGGAAGCTCATATCTTAGAAGTGATACTTTGGTTTGTTGGTTCTTTTTTAGTGGCGATACATCTTGGCCGAGAGCCGGAGATAGATTCAGACGAAATTTTTAACCATTATTACAAAAAAGGAGAAAGCGATGATGTTGACGGGTGTAAATAATGACATGGTTAAGCTCACAGTTATTCGCCCTTACAAGATTAAGGGTGAAGCATCATGCGAAAGATGTCATCTCTCCTACCCGAAGAGGGATTACGATATTCTTTACAGAGCTCAAAAGCTTGTCTACTTCAACATAACCATAAATGACAAAACCCGCTTTATTTGTCATGATTGTTTTTATAAATTTTTAAAAAAAAAGTCAATAGAGATAGGGCATGAAGATTTCTGCGTGGAGATAAAAGATGCGAATAAGAAATTCGTAATTACAGTTACTAATAGACTCGACGACGAGGAGGATAATTCTGATTTTTTACTATGAGTAGCAATAAAGAACTTGACGAACTAGCCAAAGAGGTCGAAGTATTAAACGAGTCTATGACTTGGTGGCAGGCCAAATCTGAAGAAGCGATGAAGGAGGCTTGGGAACTAAGCGACGATGACGGTGACATAAAAAAGCTAGAGAGGCTAGAAAAAAGACTGGAGTATCTGGAAAACAAAGGCCACTTTGAAGCGGCTCAAATAAGAGAGTTCGACAAAAAACTCGCAAAATATTTTACGAAAAGGATGATAGAATGCCAAAAAAGAAAAAAAACACAAGGCGAATAAAGCCAGACGCCTCGAATGATGAGTTGATCCAGATGGTGCGACTGCATGGTTGGAGAGAGAGACGGCGTAGAAAGAGCGGTCAGAACCTTAATTACAAGCTCTGCCTTTGCAAAAAAGACAGCGTTGAAGCTGACTATTATCAAGCGCAGACCCTAGAACATTTTAAATCTTTTCTCTCTAAAACTCGGGTGCCAGACGAGATAATGCTCGATCACGATGAGGATGTGAGCCAAGAATGCGTTGACTGGCTTATAAAAGTTTGCGACGTTCTTAAAAAATGGTTGCCTACTGTTCATGTCCGTGACGAGGCGCTCCAGAAACAGCTGCAAAAATATGGCAAGCAGCAGCGAAGAATGCAAAAACGAAGAAAGAAACCCCTTTTCAGATAATACGCATGGCAGCCAAGAAGAAAAAACGAGCAAAGAAAAAAGATGATAAGCTCTTCACCTTTAAGAACTCTAAAGGCATAGAGTATGTTGTTCTATTTAAGAAGCCCCACGGTAAACACTACGACGAAGCAGACGGCGTGTGTTACGCTCCAGACGATAAAAGACCCCGCATATACATTAACCCCTATTTAACAAAACAATCAGAACTAAACACCTGCATACACGAATTTGCCCACGCATTTTTTTGGGACAAGACTGAAAGATCCGTGACAGTGTTTGCGAATGCCCTCAGCAGATTTCTTTACAATGAGTGTTCTTGGAGAAAAATTGAGCGCTCCGGAAAAAGAACATACAAGGGCAAATAAACAATACCTCTTGACTTCCCCCAGAAAAAAGCTTAGCTTTCTGTATGATTGATTATGAATCACTAAGCGAAAAAGAGCTTTGTCGGCTGCTTAAAGAGGGAGATTCTGAAGCTTTTAATTTTGTCTATGAGAAACATAACAATAGGGTAAAATCTTTTATATTATCGAAATGCGGCGATTACCTTCTTGCCGAAGAGGTAGCGCAAATAACTTGGATAAAAGTTTGGAAAAAAATTGGCCTTTTTCAAAATAAAAGCAAGCTGCTCACTTGGATTATCAGAATAGCTTTCAATTCATTCTACGATTACGTAAGAAAAAGAAAGAGAGAAGTCTTCTTCGAGGACGTTTGCAAACCCAATGACAGCGGCGAGTCAGGAGAAGAGTTTCTCTTAGCTAAAATTCGCCCAGAAATAGAAACGCCAGCTAAAAATTTGGAGGAAAAAGATGGATTCTCATTTAAGTCTAAAAAATTTAATAAAATAATGAGCTCCTTATCCGAGGAGAAACAGCAAATAGCCGATCTAGTTTTACTAAGGGGGATGACTTACGAAGAGGCTTCCCGCAAGGCTAATGTCCCAGTCGGAACGGTTATGTCGAGGGTTTACTATCTTAGGAAAGAACTTCAAAGGACGGACTGGGATGTTTGATTTAAACCAAGTCAAGGTCGAGTATCCGCTGCCTATACCGGAAGAGTTGACGGAAGAAATGGAAAATCCTCCCGATTGGAAGGAGGCGATATTTACTTTTTCCGAAAATCAGACCCTTTCTGAAAATCTTTTTAGCGCGTTTTCAATAGAATCAGACGGGCAGATCTACGAAGAGAAGATGGATTTCAAAGTTGAAGAAGATTCCATAGAACCCTTTTCTACAGGTATAGAAAAAAAAGAGTACACAGGAGAACTGATTTTCCACGGGGTACATTTAGAAGACAAATACGATTTCGTTATGTCATTCAAAACCCTATTCTGGAAGGGGGATTTAAAAGAAATCGAACTTCTCGAATGGAAAAAAAATAAGAACACAGACCGAGTAAAATTCCAAGAGCGAACACGAGAGGTGTTAATGAAAGAAGTCGCTGCCAAAAAGAAGTGGTGGTACAAACCGCGGTGGTGTGTCGGTTTCGTATTAAGATTTTTCCTAGTGCTTTTCGCTAGAGCCTTGGGCTTTTTCCTACGGATCATTTCAAAGATTGAAAATCGTCTTCCCTGACGTAAAATGTGTAAATATACACATGGCATGTTGCGGTGAAAGTCACGATAAAAAAGTACAGCTAGCCCTTGATCTCTTTGAAAAAATAGGCAAAAAGTCTCTTTTATTAATAAATAAAAATAGAAACGAAAAAAATAAGACTTGGGAAGATGCTATAGAAATAAACTATATAGCGCATAAAGGCTACAATATTTTGAAAAATTCTGAACGATCCCCTTGACCTCCGCCCAGAAAGGGTTTAGACTATCATTAGTGTCAGAACTATATGAAATAGTGTACAGCGGTAAACCTGTTAGGGTCGTTGTTGCTAATAATTTTGTAGAGGTAGCTAAAAAGGCGGCTTATTGGTATAACAAAAAAAAGAAGGCTAAAAGAGCCAGTGTTGATATAGTAAAAAAACTTCTCTCAGTCCCACACATACACATCGACGAGAAGGGTGCCTTTTTTTATCCGATTTCAAAAAAAGACGGAGACGTCAAATTTGTGCGCCTAAAATCCAAAGAGCTTAAGGACGGACTTGACGAGGTAAAAAAGAGAAAAATCCACCGCCGCGATAACTCAAGAGGAGCCTCCAAGAAGCTAACGGAAATAAGAAGGTGTTACGAAGCATTCGAAAAGCTTCAAGACGTTTTGGAAGGGTTCACGTGGAAAGGCTTCGAGTCGCTTAAACTTAAAAACAGCACAGTCCCAACAGATTTATACCTAAAAAGTGGCAGCAGACAGTTGCTATTTAACGCCCAGTGGATCAAACTCACCGCCGAAAAAGACATAGCCGCAAAGCTGCGCTCCTTTGTTCAGTACACATGATGAAAGCTAGTGTAAAATTCAATAATGCTTACTTATGCGGAAATTCGGGCTGTTTTGCTTTCTTTGGAGAGACGTTACGAAGAACGCGCAAGCGAAGCGGGGCAGATGGACGACTCCCTCTCTAACTCCAAATGGGTTTTGCGGGACGTTAATAGGGAAGTGATAAAAAAATTTAAAAAGAAATATGGTGGAAATTAAAGTTAAAAAAGGCGAACCAGTCGAAAGAGCATTAAGACGCTTAAAGAGAAGAGTAAGTAGGGAGGGCATAATCAAGATCATCCGAGACAAAAGGTATTACGAGAAGCCTAGTAGAAAAAAATACCGAAAAGCCCGCAATGCCAAATATGCAACAAAGATGCAGTCCCTAAGAGAAGCTTACGAGAACGGAACTTACAGGCCTTCTAAACATGAAGCAAAAGAACTTACTTAACAAAACCCGAACCTACCTCGTAGGCCACATGCAATACGCCGAGGGAAGGGACTGGCGCGACTACACCGAAGCTCAACTTGAGCCCCTCGGGATTAGAATCTTTAACCCCTACAAAAAGCCCTTCGTTAAAGATGTGAGTGAAGACGAAGAAGAACGCCTCTCACTAGAGCATTGCATGGCCCACGGCTATTATAATGACATAGCGGAAAGGATGACTATTGTTCGTAGCTACGATTTAAATTTAGTAGACAGGTCGGATTTCATAATAGCCCACCTCTTGCCAGACGTAGCTAGCTGGGGAAGCGCAGAGGAAATTGTGACGGCGGTTAGGATGAAGAAACCGATTTTCATCTCTATGGAGGGGGGCAAAAGTAAGACCCCGCTCTGGATGATGGGCATGTTGCCGCACAAATATATTTACGATTCAATCGAAGAGGTCATTGAGATGATAAAAGAGATTGACACTGGCGAAAAGAGAATAGACAGCAACAGGTGGAGACTTTTAAGGGAGGAGCTTAGATAATGGACAAAACCAAACTAAGCTGGAGAACCAGACTGAAACTGTGCTGGGAAGTATTCTGTTGGGGCAAATATGACCCTAGAGATTATAAAACTATACAAGAAGAAGAAGCGTGGGGAAGATGCGAGCAAATGCGAAAAGAATTAGATTCGGGTAATCGAAAAAGAGAGCCGTTTCCCTACGCAGACCCGACAGACGAACAATGAATGAAACTATTATAGAATTAATAAAAATAAGTAAATCTGCTGTAGCAGAGCTACAAGATTCATTTAACAGGCTTCCGGAGACAGACCACAAGGACGGCAAGTTCAGACTCAGGCGTTATTCCGTAATTGAGCTTCGCACCAGTTTTTGGGACGCTAATGAGGGAGCGGAAATAAGGCAGCTTCCCGTAAAAGAGTTTACGCAGAGTACGGAGTATAATAAGCACCAAGGGGGAATGAAGCGCAAATTTGAAAACGTTGAAGAAGAAGTGTTGCAAAGCGATGGGTTCAAGGAAATATGCCTAACCTTTAAACGCGCAAATAACATGGTAGACGGGCAGCAGATTGACGTTCATCAAATGCGCTGCGTCACGCTTAACGGAAAGTCCGAGCTTGCGCCAGAAGGCGTTCACCAAGATGGCTTTGACCGAGTAGGCATGGTTTCAATAAACAGACACAACATCAGCGGTGGGGAAGTGCATCTTTACAAAAATAGATACGAGGTTGACCAAGGTGGGCCACTTAATACACACGAAAGCGAGCCATTTTTGAAATATGAACTTGACGATGGCGAAATGGTGGTGGTAGACGATAGCAAAGTGTGGCACTGGGGAAGCCCTGTGGTGGCAAACACAACCCAACAAGGACACCTTGATATGTTTATTTTATGCGCTCATATGTCTTGATTTTCAAATATAATGTTTTATAATAGATTATGAATAGGAGACAATTTATTAAAGCGGCTGTTCCTGTGGTAGCAATACCAGCCATCGCAATCACCTGCAAATATGAGGACGACGAGAAGGGGCCAGAGAGGGAAAGCTCTAAGACAAGCGAAGGGTGGAAGCGTTGGGAGTACGTTGTTTATTGTTACGAGAGGCAGCAAGGGGAGTGGACGTTTAGCTATAACACAAGAGGCTCTTTCGCCCCCGAAAGAGAGTATATGACTTTCGAAGAAGAGGAGTGGCGTCCTTATGCTGGCTGGATGGATGGCGGCAAATTATATTTCTCTACTCTTGACGATGCTACTGATTTTGTTGAAATGCACGTTAGAGCTAAAGATGATACAAATCTCATAGACTCTATCTATGACGTTTATTATTTAGATTTGGACGACCTTGAGTATGAGTCTGCACAGCCTAGAGAACTTCATGTTGCCCACTACTGGTTTAACGGAGACACGGGAAGGCAAATAAACTGGGTTGCAAATAGACCGTATACGGATTGGGGCAAAATAGAGTGTGCTTAACGGACTTCGAAAAATGGCACCCCCGCCTTGTGGGCGACGAGTTGCTTACGTTGGAAAAGTCCTTGGAGCAGATGAAGGACTTCACGCTGCGCCAAGACGAGGTTCCGTTAAGGATTAAATTAATCGAGAATCCTAAATGGTTTACGTCTGAATTTTTTAGTGGTGCTGTCGATTTATTTACCCATGACTGTATTCACATTCTTCTTGGCAGGGGTCTTTTGCTAAAAGACGAAGCGTTTGTAATTGGATACACTATGGGAAGTACAAAAAAAATATCTCGCCTTAAAAGAAATTTATTTATGTTTTGTTCAAAATATCTATATCCAGAAGGATACAGGTTTGGAGAAGACGAGAGGCTTGTTTTTACCTTCGGCGTTGTCGCTGGAAATAAATGCGAAGTAGATTTATCCGAAGTAGGCTTCAAGGAGCTATTGGATTATCAAGTAGGAGAAATAAGACACCTTTTAGGAGTGAGGGAAGATTTGCTGCAATCGTGTTATTCTTTAGAGAAGAAACTTTACCCCGCCAGCTACGAAAGCAGGAGGCTCGGATGAAACAGCTATACGAACATCACGCGCTGGGCTGGTTGGGCGCACTTTTGGTATTGTATGGATACTACCTCAACGCAAATATGAGCAATTATTGTTGGCTAGTGTGGATTGTTGGCAACTCCTTGGTCGGATTATATTGCGTGGAGAAAAGAGCATGGCCCACAGCGGTGATGTCCTTTGCCTTGGTAACTATGAACATCTACGGCTATATTAAGTGGATAAATTAAATGCACAAATATAAATGCAAGCTAGTAAGAGTAATCGACGGCGACACCGTTGATGCTATGGTTGACCTTGGGTTTGATATTTGGGTTAAAAAACGCATTAGGCTCGCTGGTATAGATACTCCCGAAATTCGCACCAGAAATAAAGAAGAAAAGAAAAAAGGGTTTATAGCCAAGAAGGTGCTTGAAGACGCAATCGCCGCAAATAAAGATGAATTTTTGCTCATTTCTCATGGAGTTGGCAAATATGGGAGATGTATAGGAGAGTTGCATATTACTGGCTATTACTTCAGAAGTGAAAAGTATGAAGGCAAAATAATAAACGAAATGATGGTGGCCGAAGGATGGGCGAAGAAAATATAAGCTATCTATTTGATGTTGACGGCACGCTAACCCTTCCTCAAAAAAAGATGCAGATGGGTCACATTGTTAGTTTCCTCTCTTGGATGGCAAATAAAGATGTCTACATAGTTGCTGGTAGTGGACTCGACAAGGTAGAACACCAAATAGTACCCAGCATACTTCAGAGGTTGGAGGGTGTTTTTTGCAGCATGGCTAATGAGCTTTGGGTCGTCAACGGCAAGAAGGAATTGATTTACCAAAATAAATGGAAGCCGCCTATTGAGCTTATTTCAGATTTGTGTAAGTTCCAAATGAGTTCCCCGTATCCCGTTAAGAAAAATAACTATTTAGAACACAGGTCAGGCATGATGAATTTTTCCGTCGCGGGGAGAGATTCAAATATGGAAGAAAGAAAGGCTTACTTCAAATGGGACAAGATACACGGGGAAAGGGAGAGTATAGCGTCTAGTTTGAGAGACAAATATCCAAATATAGATATTCTTATAGGCGGCAGAATAAGCATGGACATACAACCCAAAGGAAAAAACAAATCACTTGCAAGCAAATATATTCGTGCTAATATAGGAGGTAGGATGATGTTCTTTGGCGACAAAACGAATGAAGGCGGAAACGACTACGATATAGCGCAAGACATTAGGGCCAATGGTGACGGGGAGGTTTTTCCAGTTACGGGGCCAGAGGAGACAATAAAAATTTTGGAGAATCTATGAGAGTAATTGTAAAACTAACAGACGAAGAAATAAATAAAGCCGAAGAAATAGGAAAAAAACGGAACGAGAAGGAAAGATATTTTGGTCGCGGCAGACACGCGCATCTTTCCGATAAGGCTGGCAGTTCGGAAGCTACACACGCATCGGGACTAATAGGAGAAATAGCGGTAGCCAAGCATTTTGGAGTCCAAATAGACGAAAGGATTTTCGATAAGCACGGCGACGATGGCTACGACATGGTAATAGATGCGTTGGGCGGCAAAGTTGACGTAAAATCATTCATTGACCACGGGAACGGGATGGTTATGAAAGACCCACACTTAAAAGTGCCGTGTGAAAAAAAGAAAGACCTTGAGAAGATGAAAAACGTGGATGTTTACTTGGGCGTTTGCTATGACAAAAAAAAGCCGAAAGAAGTGCATCTTTTTGGTTGGGAGACAAAAGACAACCTAATTAAAAAAGCGAGAAAAAAACGCTATGGTCAGCAATACCCCCTAAACTATGTATTGTATGAAAACGAACTCAACCCAATCCCTACCCACTAGATTACCTTGGGAAGAATACGCCCTAACCATAGCTAAAGCCGCCTCGTTACGCAGCCAAGACCCGTACATGAAGGTTGGGGCTTGCGCCCTAAATAAAGAGAACATGGTTCTTGGTCTTGGTTACAATGGTTTAGCGTCAGGCGTAAACCCCACCGAAGATTTTTGGTCTGATAGGGATAACAGGCGCAAATATATGATTCATGCCGAGGCTAACTGTATGTCGCTGTTCAAGAAGGGGGAAGCTAGACTTATTGCTGTTACATTATTACCTTGCTCTTATTGTGCGACGATGATAGCGGCTTACGGCATCCCCCTTGTCGTTTATTCCGAAGAATACGAGAGAGATGTTCAGGCTAGGGAGATTTTTAATTATTACAAAATAGAATTACGCAAAATAATGCTTGACTGAAGTTTAGAACTCGTTTAGCATAGGAGGATGCAAGCGCAGTTAGATTTTATCGGAAGCCCCAAAATCGAAAGAGGGCTAGAGCAATTCAACCTTTGGGACTCCAAAGGCAAACCGACAAAGATTCGTAATGACGTAGATTTCGTCAAGGTCGATGCCTTATTCAACTCCTTCAATACAGAGGAAGTTGAGCGATATAAAAGTTATTGGGAAAGCGTAAAGCCCAAGAACGACACAGAGGTATTTCGGCGTTGGCTCTTTGCATTTATGTCTGTCCATACCAGTTGGGAATCCAACGTGAGAGGCTATGAAGCCGTTAAGGATTGGACTAAATGGGTAAACCGCGATGATGAGCTTGAACGACTACTCGTTGAGAGTCGAGTAGGCTTGCATAAAAATCGTACAAGATTTGTCTCGCAGTTTGCCCACAAATTTTGGAGCGACCCCGATTGGTACAAGTACCAAGAAGGCAACTGGCAAACATTCCGTGATAGATTGGTTAAGAGTATCCTTGGCCTTGGAATCGCTAAAGTATCGTTTGCCCTAGAGATGATTTATCCCAACGAGGCAAAGGTAGCTTGCATGGATACACACCTGTTTCAAGCATACGGCTTGAGTCAGACTAAAGATGCTCGACGCTACAAGGAAATTGAAGATTACTGGCTAGGTATGTGCGCCATGTGGAATGTGCCATCAACGATTGCCCGTGCAATCTTGTGGGACAGAAAACAAGACCAGACTGACAGCAGATATTGGAGCTATGTATTGGAGGATTAAATGAAACTACGCACACAATATATCGTTACCTCGCTGTTTGGACTGATGTGGATTAAAGCTATGATATTATTAGCACAAGTATAAATTATGAACACAAAAGAACAACAATGGATTAAAATGGAGGAAGATATTAAAACAGCACTCCAAGATTGGAGCGAGAAAAGAAGGGGCTTTTATAGCGATGAAGTATTAGACCTACACGACATTATAGACAAGCACTTTAAGGAGATGAAACGATGAAACAGTATTGGATGAAAATTAAGTACAGCGAACCCGTAAGATGCAGCAACCCCTTGTGGACACTAACGCAGGGAGTGTTTAGGGACATAGAGGCAGTCCTCAAGGCTTACGAACACCAAGCAGCAGCAATGGGGTACGAAATCCTTGAAGTGAAAGTGAGGGATTAAAATGAAAAAACTACACATAATCGAAGTAAAAAACGTAGATATGATGCTGTTGCAAAGACAAAGGCAGCTATTGATTGCTAAACTTTGGGACGACAAAGATAGCGAACTTTGGGGGCTGGTGGAAATGCTCGATGAGATTGAAGATTATGCACTAGAGAATGAACCGTTCAATGTATTGGGGGAATAAAATGGAAAAGAAAGTATTACAGATTCGACAAGTTAAAGAAGAAATTAAAGCACTCCAAGGGAGGCTTGAGCAAGGCGATGTAATTACAATTTGGAAAGATGAATTTCAGATACAATTAAAAGGAAACACACCGACAAATTATTTATTGGAGAATTAAATTATGAAATACGAAATAACAATACCCGAAGTGCATTATGCCATTTGGACGATAATTGCAGACAGTAAAGAGGAAGCAATAGAGCTTGCCCTGCAAGGGGAAGGCGACGAAATGGAATTAAGCTACTCACATACCGATACCGACAGCAACAACTACCGAGTAAAAAAATTGGAGGATTAAATGAAAACACTTATTAAAACAACTTGCAAGGCTTGCGAAGAAAACGGGCAGTTTTCCGATGGGCGTGTGGCAAC